CTTTAAAAATTCTCCGGGGGAAATTTTTATATTTTGGTTAGTATAGTTCTTAGAGGGTTTTGTGATGTACACTCCTGTTTGAATAGAATTCGAGTTCCCGGTAAATGCTTCGAATGTTCATTAATAGATACCTTCTTTCTTTATATTTTGCTCCTTTCGTATAAAGGACTTAAGAAACATACAAAACCCTCTAAGAACTATACTAAACCAAATGCAAAAGCCGGATAAAGAAAGGAGGTAGTGCCATGGCGAAAACAAAAACTGCCGCAAAACCAAAGATGAAACCAAGTTTGACGGCTGAAGCAAGAGAACAAAAGATGATATCGTTGGCTATGGATTTGGCAGAACAACAATTACGGGACGGCACTGCTTCATCTCAGCTTATAACCGAGTTTGTTAAGCGCGGTTCAGATAAATCAAGACTTGAAAACGAAAAGCTACGAAAAGAGAACGAACTTTTAAGAGCTAAAACTGAAGCTATCGAATCGGCTAAAGAAGTTGAATCTCTTTATAGGGAAGCTCTTGATGCGATGCGAGATTATAGCGGAAGGAGCTCTGACGATGAACGTTAAAACATACTCGGAATTGATAACGTTTCCAACTTTTGAAGAACGTTATAAGTATCTACGTCTTGGTGGAAAAGTTGGAGAGGATACTTTTGGGTTCGATAGATATTTGAATCAATCATTCTACAAAAGTGATGAATGGTTATCGGTTAGAAACAAAGTTATAACTCGCGATTTAGGTTGCGATCTTGGTTGCGTGGATCATGAGATACCGGAAGGGGTTATAATACTCATCCATCACATGAACCCCATAACTAAGAATGATATTCTAGATCGAACCGAATTACTTCTTAACCCCGAATACCTGATAACAACAATAAAACGGACTCATGATGCTATTCACTATGGCGACGATAGTCTCATATTTACAGGATTGGTTGAGAGAAGTAAAAACGACACATGTTTATGGAAATGAGGAGGAAAATTATGTCTAAAAGATATGATTACACGAAAGCTAATAAAGAAGCGGTGAAAGATATTTTGGAAGAAAGTGTGGAAGAAAGTGTGGAAGAAAGTACGGAAGTCGAAGACGAAATAACAGCAGCTAAAGAAGTTATAAGGGCGGAAGAACCAATAGAAGCTTACGGCAAACATGCTGGAAAAATTGTTGGTTGTATGAATCTTAATGTTCGTGTCGAGCCTAATATCGAGTCTAAAGTTGCCCGTATTGTTTCTAAAAATGATACTGTGACCATCGTAGGTGAAAGCGGCGATTGGTACGAGATTGTCACAATAGGTGGAGATCATGGCTACAGCATGAAACAGTATATCGAGAGATAAGCGATAGGAGAATACTCATGGAATATACGGAAAGCATCTTAAATTCTATAAAGAAGTTATTAGGTCCTTCCGCAGATTACACGCAATTCGATCCTGACATAATAATGCATATAAACTCAGCGTTTATGGTACTGAGACAATTAGGTGTTGGGCCGAAAGAGGGTTTCTCAATAAACAACAGTGATGCGGTTTGGACAGATTTCATGTCAGACATAGACAAGCTTGGACTTGTTAAGAGTTACATCTATTTGAAAGTTAAATTAATCTTTGATCCACCTACCAATTCCACAGTCATCAAAGCTAATGAAGATTTACTAAAGGAATACGAATGGCGACTTAATGTCGAAGTCGATCCTTCCGAGTAGCAGGAGGTGAAATCAAATTGAATCAAAATGAACTTTATCACCACGGCATAAAAGGTATGAAGTGGGGTGTTCGTCACGACAAACCCGGCGGTGGCGGTCCGGGTTTAATAGGATCTGTGAAAAATTATAGAACTGCCCAGAAAAGGAAGAAGACACTTGCTAAAGCCAGAGCCACAAGAGCCGCGAACCGCAAAGCAGCGATCGAACGTCAAGAACTATTAAAGAAAGGTAAAATTTCTCCGAAGAAGATGACTGATGCAGAACTCAGACAGCGGACTGAAAGACTTAGAGCTGAATCAACATATAAAAATGAGTTGAAGAATGCTCGAACGGTAAGTAAAGGTCGATCCGCGATAGAAAGTTTTGCCAAAGGACCCGGTAAGAAGATATTCTTCGATACAACGGTTGATATCGCGGCGCAATCTTTCAAGGCTATAGGAGTCAAAGAAGTTAACCGAATATTCAATCAACACGGATTCGAAGGCGACGTAGTCTTCACGAACAACAAGAGAAAGTAAGGAGTTTTATATGGCATTATCGAATACAGCAACGCCAAAATACTACGGCATGTTTCGTGATGCCGTGCTCAGAGGTGAAATACCGGTAAATAGAGAAGTCTCTATGGAAATGAATCGAATAGACGATCTTATTGCCAACCCAGGAGTTTGGTATGATGACAAAGCGATAGACGGGTTTATTAAGTATTGCGAGAATGAACTCACTTTAACCAATGGCGAAGATCTTCGCTTACTCGATTCGTTTAAACTATGGGCCGAACAAATTTTCGGATGGTACTATTTCGTCGACAGAAGTGTATACGTTCCGTCGGAAGATGGACATAGCGGACATTACGAAACTAGATCAATTAAAAAGCGCCTGATAAACAGACAATACTTGATAGTGGCCAGAGGTGCTGCTAAATCGCAGTATGAGTCTTACATACAAAGCTATTATCTAAACGTAGATACATCTACGACACATCAGGTCCACACTTCCCCAACAATGAAACAGTCCGAAGAAGTTCTTGCTCCTATGAAAACAGCCATTACTCGTGCCAGAGGACCCTTATTCCAGTTCCTGACAGAAGGCTCATTGCAGAATACTACCGGCTCTAGAGCTAACCGAGTAAAACTGGCTTCAACGAAGAAAGGTATAGAGAATTTCTTAACCGGATCGTTATTAGAGATCAGACCTATGACAATAGACAAACTTCAGGGTTTGAACAGTAGAATAAATACTGTTGATGAATGGCTTTCTGGCGATATCAGAGAGGATGTAATTGGGGCTTTACAGCAGGGTGCTTCAAAGAATGACGACTATTTGATAATAGCTGTTAGTTCCGAAGGTACCGTTCGAAATGGTCCTGGCGACACAATCAAAATGGAGTTAATGGATATACTCAAAGGTGATTATGTCAATCCGCATGTTTCTATCTGGTGGTATAAACTCGATTCCGTTGATGAAGTAGCCAATCCGGATATGTGGATAAAGGCTAACCCCAACATAAAGGCGCTGGACAAGTATGAGGAATATCAATTGGACGTAGAAAGAGCCGAGAAAGCTCCTGCGACAAGAAATGATATTCTTGCTAAAAGATTTGGTATACCTATGGAAGGTTATACATATTACTTCACTTATGAAGAAACCATACCTCATAGAAAGAGAGATTATTGGGGTATGCCTTGTGCGCTTGGTGCCGACCTTTCTCAGGGAGATGACTTTTGTTCGTTTACGTTTATGTTCCCGTTACCAAGAGAGCAGTTCGGAATCAAGACTCGTAACTACATTTCCGAATTAACATTGAAGAAACTGCCTACTGCAATGAGACTCAAATATGAGGAATTCATGAAAGAGGGAAGTCTAATAGTTATGCCGGGGACCGTATTGGATATGATGCAAGTTTACGAGGATCTGGATGCTCACATAATCGAGCGAGAGTACGATGTCCGATGTTTCGGATTCGACCCATATAACGCTAAAGAATTTGTAGCCCGTTGGGAAACTGAAAACGGGCCTTTTGGTATTGAGAAAGTTATTCAGGGAGCTAAAACCGAATCGGTTCCTTTAGGGGAACTTAAGAAACTTTCAGAAGAAAGAATGCTTCTGTTTGATGAAGAACTCATGTGTTTCACTATGGGAAACTGTATTGTCATGGAAGATACAAACGGAAACAGGAAGCTATTGAAGAAGAGATACGATGCTAAAATCGACGCGGTCGCTGCTATGATGGATGCTTTCGTAGCATTCAAGATCAATAGAGACGCGTTCGAATAAGGAGGAAATTCAAAATGGAGAAAACCCTAGGCTTCAGGCTTAAGAATGCCGTAAATGCCTTTTTCAGCCGAGATCCAACAGGGTTTCGCACGAACGCTGGTCCGGGTTATTACTATCGTCCCGATAGAGTAAGACTTACCAGAGGCAACGAGCGTTCGATAATAACGTCCGTCTATAACAAGATAGCATTGGACGTAGCAAACATTGATATTTTACATTGCAAGATCGATGATGATGGCCGATTTCTCGAAGTGGTCGATGATGGATTGAATACTTGTTTAACTCTTGAAGCAAATATAGATCAGACTTCGAGAGCATTTATTCAAGATGTTGTATTATCCATGTTTGACGAAGGAGTTGTGGCTATTGTTCCGGTTGATACAACCGCTGATCCGACTTTCACAGATTCATATGATGTGCTGTCATTCAGAACCGGAAAGATAATACAGTGGTATCCTCGGCATGTTAAAGTCAATGTTTATAATGACAGAACCGGTAATCGGGAGGATCTTCTGTTAGCTAAAAGTGATGTTGGTATAATCGAAAATCCTTTTTACGCGGTAATGAATGAGCCAAATTCTACTGCTCAGCGATTGAAAAGAAAGATGGCTTTATTGGATGTGACAGATGAACAAACGGCATCCGGAAAGCTTGACCTCATTATTCAATTGCCTTATGTGATTAAATCGGAGGCTAGGCGAAAGCAGGCGGAAGAAAGGCGAAAAGATATAGAAATGCAATTGGCAGGTTCTAAGTACGGTATAGCTTATGCTGACGGAACTGAGCGTATTACTCAGCTTAACCGTTCTGTCGAGAATAACTTGATGAAACAGGTTGAGTATTTGAGAGATATGTTCTATAGCCAATTATTCATTACACAAGGGATTATGGATGGTACGGCGGATGATAAGACGATGCTTAACTATAATAGTAGAGTTGTAGAAGTTGTTGTTTCGGCCATAGCCACTGAGATAAAACGAAAGTTTTTAAGTGTTACAGCTCGATCACAAAATCATAGCATCATGTTCTTTAGAGATCCGTTTAATCTTGTTCCAGTTAATGACATTGCTGAAATAGCGGATAAGTTAACACGAAATGAGATTATGACATCGAACGAAATTCGTCAAAAGATCGGCATGAAACCATCTAGCGATCCTAAGGCTGATGAATTGAGAAACAGCAACATTGCTCAACCAGATGAAGAAATTCCAGTTGAGGAAGATTACCCGGTAGATTATGAAGAAGGAGGAAACTACGAGTATGAGTAATTATGATTTTAGCGGATGGGCTACTCGAAACGATCTGCTTTGCGGAGACGGTAGAACCATTCGTAAGAATGCTTTTAAAAACAACGACGGAGCAACTGTTCCTCTCGTTTGGAACCATGAGCATAATAATCCGAATGCTGTTTTAGGCCATGCGGTACTTGAAAACAGGGATGACGGTGTTTATGCATATGGTACTTTCAACGACACCGAACAGGGTCGGACGGCCAAGAAAATAGTTCAAAATGGAGATGTCAGATCACTCTCTATATGGGCTAACAAGCTTAAGCAGATGGGGAACGATGTTATACACGGTAATATTCGTGAGCTGAGTTTGGTTCTTGCTGGCTCTAACCCTGGAGCATATGTAGATTTTGTTATGGCTCACGGCGAAGATGAAGAGGACACTCTTTATGCATCATATGACGAGAATATTATGCTTTATCATTCCGATGAACCAAAAAAGCAGGAAGAATCTAAGAAAGAGGAGACAACGAAGGAAGAACCTAAGAAAGCGGAAAGCGAAAGGACTGTTAAAGAAGTATTTAATGCGGCTCTTAATAAGCTTTCCGATGAAGAGGAAGACGCTGTAATGGCTGTTATCGGCTTAGCGGCAGAAAGCAACAAAAATGATACTGATGAAGTTGAACATTCCGAAGGAGGAGAAGATTACATGAAATACAATGCATTTGACACTAACGAAGTTAGCCAGAAAAATGTGCTCAGCCATTCAGATCAGGAGACGATCATTGGGATGGCCAAAAACAAAGCTGTGGGTACTCTTCAGAACGCTATTGAGTGTTTTACAGAAGAGAACGATACTTTAGCACATGGTATCGATGAGATTGATACTCTGTTCCCAGAGTATAAGGATGTATACCCGGGTGCTCCGGAAATGATTACGAGAGACCAGGGCTGGGTTGGAACTGTAATGCAGAAAGTACATAAGAGCCCTATCAGCAGAATCAGAACTAGGCAGGCCGACGTAAGAGGCGATGACCTCAGAGCATTTGGTTACGGTGAGAAAGGCAGCATGAAGAAGATGCCTGGTAACATGAAACTGCTTAAGAGAACAACCGATCCGCAGACTGTATATCGTAAAGATGCTCTGCATAGAGATGACATCATCGATATCACAGACTTCGACGTTGTATCTTATCAGTACGAGGTCATGAAGATGAACCTCAACGAAGAACTGGCTATGGCTATCATGATCGGTGATGGAAGAGAAGAGGGTGACGAGAACAAGATCTCAGAAGATCATATCAGATCAATCTGGCATGATGACGATCTCTATACAATCCATCACGATGTTGATATCGCCACAGCTAAGTCGGAACTTCAGGGTTCGGATACTTCAAAGCATTTCGGCGATAACTATGTTTATGCAGAAGCTCTTGTTACCGCATCACTGTATTCCAGAGAGAAGTATAAGGGAAGCGGCACTCCAGATCTGTATTGCACTCCGCATCTGCTGAACGTAATGCTTCTGGCCAGAGACCTTAACGGTAGAAGAATCTACGATTCTAAAGCTGATCTCGCTGCTGCTCTGAACGTTGGTAACATCTTCACTTGCGAACAGTTTGAAGGTAAGACTAGAACTGCCGGTTCTAAGACTAAGAAACTTCTTGGCCTTATTGTAAATCTCGCTGACTACCAGGTCGGTTCAACTAAGGGCGGAGAGATTACTAAGTTCAATCAGTTCGACATCGACTTTAACCAGGAGAAGTATCTGATTGAAACTAGACTTTCAGGCGCTCTGACTAGAGTATACTCAGCTATCGCTCTTGAAGAAGAAGTTGCAGGCTAAATCTGATTATTGAAGGAGGAATGATGTAATGGATAAGATCTATGATAATTTCAGTGATGTGCATGTAAGCGTTAGAAAGGTTTACGCTAAAGCGTCAGATAAATATGCTTATGCGGATAAGAAGTGCACAGTTACTATCAAACCAGAAGATTTGCAGGATGCTTTTTATAAAGGCGTCATTATTGTAGACGCAAGCGGAAACGAATACACTCCTGTGAAGTGTGTACTCGCAACTGGCGTAGTTACTCTCACATATCTGACTGTAACCGTTAGCGATAGCTCAACGACTATTGCGGCTGCTACTGTAGAATCTAAAGCGTAAGGAGAATTCAAAATGGCGAAATATTATGGAGTAATCGGCTACGCATCGTCTGTAGAAACTGAACCAGGTATATGGGAAGAAAGTATCACCGAACGAGAAGCTGTTGGAGATATGCTCGAGAATCTTCGTTCTCTTGAGAATTCCGGCGATGTCAACGATAACATCAACATATCGAATCGCATAAGCATCGTGGCCGATCCATATGCCATTCAGAACTTCCATACAATGCGTTACGCAACTTTTATGGGTACTAAGTGGAAAGTCAAAAGCGTTAATGTTAACTATCCTCGTCTGATACTGTCGTTAGGAGGTGTTTGGAACGGAAACGAGAAGAATTGAACTACAATTAAAACTTGAAGAATTACTTGGTAGTGGTAATGTTTATTATCAACCTCCATCGACGGTGCAGATTAAATATCCGGCTATAATTTTTTCGAAAAGTAGAATCGATACTCTAAAAGCTAACGATTCTACTTATACAAAAAACAAACGTTATGAAATAATCGTGGTTGATAAGAAGCCTGATAATCCGGTAATCGACAAGATTTTGGATTTACCATACTGTTCTTATGACCGAAGTTATAAAGCTGATAATCTTAATCACGATGTTTTAACATTATATTATTAAAGGAGGAAATATATATGGCATATGCTATTTCATGGGACGATACTGGTAAACGTTTATACGAAACTGGAGCGAAAAACTGCGTCCTCTATCTCAAAGATACCAACGGAACATACACTAAAGGTGTTGCATGGAATGGAATAACAGCGGTAACGGAGAGTCCTTCAGGCGCAGAAGCGACAGCTCTGTATGCTGACGATATTAAATATCTCAACCTCATGTCGAATGAGGAATTTGGAGGAACTATCGAAGCTTATACATATCCAGAAGAATTCGCAGAATGCGACGGCTCCGGTTCACTCGCGGATGGTATTTCCATTGGACAGCAGACTCGTAAACAGTTCGGTCTTTGTTATAGAACTACTCTTGGTAATGACGAAGATGGTAATGACTACGGTTATAAGCTGCATCTGGTTTATAACTGTCTGGCAGCACCATCTGAGAAAGCTTACGCATCAATCAATGATTCACCGGAAGCTATCACGTTCTCATGGGAGTTTAGTACAACTCCGGTGACAGTAAACGTGTCGGGAAAGGATTTCAAACCTACCGCACATATTGAAATCGATAGCACAAAAGTCGACTCAACCAAGCTCACTACGCTTCTTGAGACACTGTATGGCAAGGCTGCGGCTAGCCCAGATGCTAAGGTTGAACCAAAACTTCCTACGCCAGATGAAATTGCAAATATGTTTGCTGCTGGTTAAATACAACGGAATAAACAATTATAGGCCCTGCTAAAATGTGGGGCCTTTTTATTTGAAAGGAGAAAAATATGTTAAAGAAAACTATATCATACACGGATTACAATGAAGTGGAAAGAAAAGAAGATCATTATTTCAATCTGTCAAAGGCTGAACTCATGGAAATGGAAATGGGTACAACCGGGGGATTTGCTGAAATGCTTCAGAAGCTTATTGATGCTCAGGACGGTCCATCCCTTATGAAAATTTTTAAGGAAATTATTCTTAAGGCTTATGGCGTAAAGAGTGACGACGGAAAACGTTTCGAGAAATCTGAAGAATTATCTAAGGCATTTGAGCAGACGGAAGCTTACTCAGAACTGTTTATGGAACTGATCACAGATGCCGATGCCGCAGCTAAATTTATTCAGGGTATTATTCCCGCTGATGCTGCAAAACAGCTTAACGAACAGAACCATCCAGCTTTACAGAAATAATTAACAGAGAGGTGAGAAGATGCTTCAGATTGTAATACCTAAATCAGAACGATGGGACGAGGAAGCTGAATGTTTTGTTGTTTCGCAAGAACGTACTTTACAACTGGAGCATTCTCTCGTCTCACTTTCAAAATGGGAATCGAAATGGAATAAACCATTCTTGTCGAATCAGGAAAAAACTACTGAGGAAATATTCGATTATATACGGTGCATGATCTTAACGAAGAATGTTGACGACGATGCTTTGTTATTCTTGAACGATGAACTTATAACAAAAATCAAAGAATATATAGAAGCGCCAATGACTGCTACAACGTTTTCTAATAAAAAGAAAGGCGGTTCAAACAACGAACAAATCACGTCTGAACTTATTTATTATTGGATGATAGCGATGAATATACCGTGGGAATGTCAGAAATGGCATCTCAATCGTCTGATGACGTTGATAAGAGTATGCGAGATTAAGAATCAGCCACCTAAAAAGATGAGTAAACGTGAAATAATGTCCAGAAATGCGGCGCTTAATGCTGCACGTAAACAACAGATGAATACAAGAGGATAATAACATGATAACTTTCAGACAAAAGGGTGACTTCTCAAAAGCTACTCGATTTTTCGAACGAGCCAGAGAAGTTGTAAAACTTGGTGTATTAGACAAGTATGGTCGAGCTGGAGTTGAAGCGCTTTCGTCTGCGACGCCTGTTGAATCTGGTTTAACCGCCAGCTCGTGGAGCTACGAGATAAAACAGGGAGGTGGATCTGCCGTAATAGAATATCATAACTCAAACATAAACAAAGGCGTACCGATAGCTATAATCCTACAATATGGCCACGGAACCGGAACGGGTGGCTGGGTCGAAGGTAGAGATTACATAAATCCGGCTATTCAACCGGTATTCGATAAAATTGTAGAAGATGCTTGGAAGGAGGTTGTTAAATTATGAGTAACACGGTCGACAGCAGAGTCCTGGAAATGCGATTCGATAATAAGCAATTTGAGGCTGGGATCGCAACCAGTATGTCGACACTTGAAAAGCTTAAGAGTAAGCTAAATTTAACAGCTTCCTCGAAAAGCTTGCAGGGGCTTGGTGACGCAGCTAAAAAAGTCGATATGTCAGGACTTGGTAAGGGTGTAGATTCGATTCATACTAAGTTTTCAGCATTACAGGTTGCGGGTGTAACAGCCTTAGCCAATATAACTAACTCAGCGGTAAATGCCGGTAAAAGAATAGCAAAAGCATTAACTATCGAACCGGTAACCAGCGGTTTACAGGAGTATGAAACTCAGATAAATGCTGTTCAGACTATCTTGGCGAATACGCAGAAAGAGCATACTACTATAAAACAGGTAAACTCGGCTCTTGATGAGTTGAATTTATACGCAGATAAAACCATATACAATTTTACCGAGATGACTCGTAATATCGGTACATTCACAGCGGCCGGCGTAGACCTGAAAACATCTGTAAATGCTATTCAAGGTATCGCCAACTTGGCAGCCGTATCCGGTTCAACGTCACAGCAAGCATCTGTAGCGATGTATCAGTTATCCCAGGCGCTTGCGGCCGGTACAGTCAAACTTATGGACTGGAACTCGGTTGTTAATGCTGGCATGGGTGGCCAGGTATTTCAGGAAGCTCTCAGAGAGACATCGGAAGAGCTTAATACCGGAGCTGAAGCTGCTATAAAAGCAAACGGTTCTTTTAGGGAATCGTTACAGACTGGGTGGTTAACTTCGGAAGTTCTTACTGAAACTTTAAAGAAGTTTACGACATCTGGAGCAAACGAGTATGTTGCAAAATATACAGGTTTGTCCAAAGAAGCAGTTGCTGCCGCTTTAAAGGAAGCCGAAGCCAGATACGGTGAAGCGAATGCTATTGATAAGGCTGCCGAATCACTTGCTAAAAAATCAGGCAAAAACAAACAAGAAATCAAAGAGGCTCTTCAGTTTGCCAAAACCGCCGAAGATGCGGCCACAAAAGTTAAGACACTCACACAGTTGTGGGACGTTCTTAAAGAGGCTGCTCAGTCTGGTTGGGCTCAAACTTGGCGTTTAATAATTGGCGACTTTGAAGAAGCTAAAGCATTATTCACCCCATTATCGGAATTCTTAACCGATATTATAAATAAAGTATCCAACGCTAGAAACGATTTGTTGGAAAGTGCTTTAGGTATGGGGTTCGAGAAACTTTATACCAGTTTGTCAAAAACTTTAGAACCGATTAAGAAGGTTACCGATGGCGCGAAAGATCTTACCGAGAAAGTTGGAAACGTTAAGTCTTCGCTCGGGGATCTTGGCAAAGTCGTAGACAGCGTAATAATAGGTAAGTTTGGTAATGGTGAGGAAAGAGTTGATAAGCTTACTAAAGCTGGCGAAAATTATTATAAAGTACAGAATAAAGTCAATGAGACTTTAGGAAATTCCTTCAGATACACGAAAGACCAAATTGCAGCGCAAGATAAATTACTTGCATCCCAGGGTAAAACCAGGAACGAACAGGATAAATCTGCTAAATCTGCGTCTGAAACCGAAAAAGAAACTACGAAATTAACCAAGGCTCAAAAGAACCAGCTTAAAGAGTTAGTTAAAATGACTGAAGAGCAGGCCAGAGCTAATGGGTATACTGATGAACAGATAAAGGCTCTTAGGGAGCTGCGAGAAACTGCCGATAGTCTTGGCATACCTCTCGATACTTTCATCGATAAAATGGACGAGATTAATGGTCGATGGCTATTACTTGATTCATTTAAAAACATAGGAAAAAGCATTGTTAAGATTTTCTCTTCAATAGGGAAGGCTTATAGAGACGTCTTCGAACCTATGAAGCCAGAACAATTATTCAATGCTATCGGGGCATTCCATAAGTTTACTTCGCAGCTAATCATTAGCGACAAAACTGCTGAAAATCTCAGGAAGACATTTAGAGGATTATTCTCTGTAATCGACATCATTACAACAATACTTGGTGGCGGTTTTAAACTTGCATTTACGGTAGTGTCGAGTGTGCTTAAAGCGTTCAATACAACCTTTCTTGGTTTTACCGGAATGATAGGTGACGCTATCTATAAATTCAATACTTGGTTATCAGAACACAACATAATAACCAAATTTATAGACAGCTTAACGGAAAAATTACCAGCACTTATAGATAAAATAAAAGAATTTATATCCTCATTACATATCCCAGAAGCATCGGCCGCGGCTTTCGCCAATATAGCCGAAGGTTTCCAAGCAATGTTCGAGATAATGCATGGGGCTATATCAAGATCTCTTACGACTGGAATAAAACTTATAACTGCCGTATTGCAATTATTTGGTACCAATCTTCTTGAGGTTGGAAGTAAAGTTGCGGATCTTGTAATAAAATTCCGAGATTGGCTTAAAGAGAATACTCTGCTTATAGATGGAATTAACAAGATAGCAAGTATCATAAAACTTGTAATTGACGCTGTAGCGAGATTTGCTAAAGCATTTATACAGCTTAAGCCGGTTCAAGATACGATCGAAAAGATCAAGAATGCGTTCGCTAAACTTAAGGATAAGTTGAACTTCAAGTTTACCGGAAATGGGCTGGAAAAGTTTTATAACATACTTAAAAGTCTTTTCGATAAGATCGAAAACGGTATTAAAAATCTTGACCAATCCAAATTTTTTAATGCTGGTTTAGACATTGTAGCCGGCTTAGCAAACGGAATCGCTTCTGGTGTTGGCAAAGCCATTGATGCGATTATAAGTGTCGGGCAAGCAATTATAGATAAGTTCTGTTCATTGCTTGGTATACATTCGCCATCAGTTGTCTTTATGGCGCTTGGCGGTTTTATAGTTGCGGGATTAATTCTCGGGCTAAAAGCTGCGTTACCTGGCGCATTTGATGTGCTTTCGACTTTTGCTCAGACAGTGATCACTGCGATAGCCGATATACTTCAAAATGGAATCCCGTTCATAGTCGATTTTATTAAGACAATAGGTTCGAAACTCTTTAACGCGTTTAAGAATTTCAATTTTACTATAACCGATCTATTCGTAGCCGGAACGCTGATTGGAATTCTTTTGTTGATAAAGAAGGCGCTCAGTATTACCGAAGGATTGGTATCACCGGTTAAGAATCTTGGCAAACTGATAAGTACATTTGATTCAACTATCAAATCGTTAGGTGTATCGGCAGGGAAGTGGATAAAAGCGAAAAAGTTTGAAGTGTATTCTAAAGCAATATTAAACTTCGCTAAAGCCATAGCTATATTAGCAGCTTCAGTATTCTTATTATCGAAGATAGAACTTACCGACCTTGCTAAAGCCATGGGAGCTATAACCATACTCGTGGGTTTATTAACGGCGTTAATCTTGGTGTCGTCTAAAGCGAGTGGATTAGCTGGGTTCGAGTTTGGTAAACTTTCGGTTATTCTGATAAGTTTGGGCGCCGCTTTAGTTCTCATGTCCATAGCTGTTAAAAAAATGGCTTCGGTGGACGCTAAAGCTGGTGCAAGAGCCGTTGGCGAAATAGTGATACTGATAGGCGCAATGGCATTGTTAATAGCTGCGTTTGGTCTTTATGTAAAAGATCCGGCAGCAGCGGCTAATATGAACAAAGCTGGAACGATGCTTTTGAGAATGTCGATTGCTATCGGAATACTCGCGCTTGCTATGAAAACTATAGCTGGAATATCTTGGGAAGGATTAGGAAAAGGTGCTGCTGTTATAAGTGGGATTATGGTATTCTTCATAATCTTTATACAGTTAGCCCAGTTCCTCGATGCAAATTCCAAGTATGCTTCGAAAGCCGGAACAATGCTTCTTCGTATGGCGGTTGCTATAGGTATTCTCGCCGTTACGATGAGAATAATAGCAGGTTTGTCATGGGGAGATATCAGTAAAGGTGCTGCTGTAATATCTGGTGCTATGGCTTTATTCTCAGGAATAATGGTTCTGTCAAGATTCGCTGGAGCAAACGCTGCAAAAGCCGGAGCCATGTTCCTAATGATGTCTGTTGCCATAGGCATGCTAGTTCTCACTATAAAAGCTATAGCTAAGATACCTGATGAAGATATTTACAGATCTACCGAGATAATAAAAGAGATCATGAAAATGTTTGCGGCGATTATGGTATTATCCGCATTCGCCGGAGCAAACGCTGCAAAAGCTGGAGCCATGTTCCTCATGATGTCGGCTGCAATAGCTATACTTATGGTTACTATAAGATTTATAGCTAGTATATCTGATGAAGAAGTAAACCGCGGAATGAACGTTATCATGTCTATCATGATGCTGTTTATGAGTGTTATGTTACTTTCGAATTTTGTTGGTAAAAATGCTGATAAAGCCGGTTCGATGTTTATAAAGATGTCGGCGGCAATATTGATACTTGTAGCGGCCATCGCTATACTAAGTATTTTAGATCCTGCCGATGTAATAAGAGGAACTGCTTGCATAGGAGCGATGCTTGCATTATTCGCAGCAATAATGTACATGAGCAAATATGTAACCGAATCTTACAAAACTATATTGATGATAGCTATAGTTATAGGATTGCTTGCGGCTTCATTAGTTGTTTTATCGTTACTCGATCCCGATCGTTTAGCTGGCGCGTCCGTGGCTATGGGAACTCTCATGTCCATATTTGGTATAGTAGTTAAACTTTCCGATCAAGTGCAATCATCGATGGGAACGCTTGTTGTCATGACTATTGCTATTGGCATGATAGCTGGAGCATTATATCTCATTGCTCAATTACCGACTGAATCGGCATTAGTCGCAGCAATATCGTTATCCGCAGTTATGCTTGCGATGGCTGCTTCATTAGCGATAATCAGTAAAGCTGGCGCGATAACCCCTATGGCAATTGTGGCCATGGCCGCCATGGTTGTTGTCATGGGTATGATAGCAATAGTTCTCAGATGGATGAATTCATATGATGTTAATCCATCTATTGAAACGGCATTGGCTTTATCTACGCTTATGCTTGCGATGTCCGCAGCATTAGTAATACTCGCAGCCGTAGGTGCTGTAGCAGCGCCTGCTTTAATCGGCGTTGGTGTGTTACTTGCTGTAGTAGCAGCTCTCGGAGCATTTATTGTAGGTATAGGAGCACTATTCGAGAATGTACAAGGACTCGAAGGTTACCTTGACGCCGGAATCGAAATACTTGTTAAATTGGGAGAAGGAATAGGCAGATTTATAGGCGCTTTAGCTGGTGGCGTACTCGAAGGAGTAGCGTCCACATTACCTGCGGTTGGTATGCAGCTTTCCGCATTCTGGATGTCTATACAACCGTTTGTGGAAGGCATTAAAAGTGTCGATCCTAGTACAGCAGAAGCGGCTAAGAATCTCGCAACAGCTATATTAGCCATAACAGGCGCGGGAATACTTGACGCGATATCAAAATGGTTAACCGGTGACAGCTCAATGGCATCATTCGGAAATCAGCTTGTGGCATTCGGTCTTAGTATGAAAGCTTATGGAATGGCAGTAGCTGGTATAGATACCGAGGCTATAACAGCATCTGCTAAAGCAGCCAAAGCACTTACCGAAGTAGCTAATTCGCTTCCTAAAGAAGGTGGTATTTGGCAGTCGTTAGCTGGTGTTAAAAGTATTGGATCATTCGGAAATCAGCTTGTAGCGTTCGGTCTTGGTATGAAAGCTTACAGTCAGGCAGTAGCTGGCATAGACGCCGAGGCTATAACAGCATCTGCTCAAGCAGCAAAAGGTTTAACCGAAGTGGCTAATTCGCTTCCTAAAGATGGAGGCTTTTGGCAAGAATTAGCGGGTTCTCAGGATATTGCTTTATTCGGTTCTAAACTTATGTTATTCGGTGTTAGCATGAAAGCTTACGGACGGTCTGTCGCTGGGATAGATACCGAAGCTATAGTCGCATCCAGTAAGGCTGCTAAGGCTCTTGTTAAAGTGGCTAATTCGCTTCCTAAAGATGGAGGAGTATGGCAATCGTTAGCCGGCAGTAAAGACATATCGTCATTCGGAACAAAACTTAAATCCTTCGGAAAAGCCATGAAGGGTTACGCTGATGAAGTTGGAAGTATAAATTCTGGTGCTATTAGTTCGTCAGCATCGGCGGCTAAATCGATAATCAGCGTGGTTAAAAAGACGGCTGATGTCGACACAAGCGGCGTAAGCAAATTTGTAAAAGCTGTTAAGAAACTTGGCGAAACCGACATGGATAGCGTCAACAGTGCTTTCAGTAATGCTGGATCAACAGCTAAAATGGTTAAAGCTGGCGTAAACATGATTAAATCTGTCGGATCAGGAATTAAATCAAGTTCTGGTTCAGTGAAATCCGCTGCTAAAAGTGCGGCAAGCTCGATTTCAACGTCGTTCACTTCGCAGAGTGGTTCTATGGTTAGAGCCGGTTCAACGTTGATAAACGCCCTTGCTAGAGGAATGAATTCTAAAGCGGGTGCGGCTAGAACAGCAGCGAAACATGTTGCTTCATCGGCCGCCAGTGCGATATCCGGAACCCGTAGCTCATTTTACTCAGCGGGTAGTAGTGCAGCAAGCGGTTTCGCATCTGGAATCAGTTCCGGTTCATTCGCTGCCGCAACCGCGGCAAGAGCCATGGCATCCGCAGCTGCAAGAGCGGCTAAAGATGCTCTCGATATAAACTCGCCATCGAAAGTATTTATGCGTATAGCTAAATCAGTTCCGGAAGGTTTCGCTTTAGGTGTGAGCCGCAATGTCGGAATGGTTATCGATGCTACCAAATCCATGGGCGGAACTGCTATAACGTCTATGAAATCTGCTTTAACAAATGTCGGTAAGGTCATAGATTCCGATATGGATATTAATCCGACCATTGCGCCTGTTGTGGATTTGAGCAATGTTAAATCGGGTGTTGGTGCTATCAACGGTATGTTCGATAAAACCATGAGTATCGGAGTGATGGCTGACGCAAACGCTATAAATATGTCAATGAATCGAAGAAGTCAAAATGGAGTTAATGATGATGTTGTATCTGCCATAAGAGACCTTGGCAATGCGATAAACAATTCTTCCGGCGATTCCTACACCATTAATGGCGTAACATATGATGACGGAAGTAACATCACGGATGCTGTTAAATCTATAGTTAGAGCAGCTAGAATAGAAAGGAGGGTATAAATGGCCAAAGTAACAAAACTTAAACTCGCTCGATTAACTGAAGGTGGCGAACGAGAATATTTGGCTACTTGGTCGTTCGGCAGAAAACATGTAAATAACTATTCAGTTCAGTTTCAGTATTATGCCGAAACCTCCAGAACAGCAAAAAACAAAAAAGGAAAAATCTACAATGTTTGGGCTTGGGTTGATGGTAGTTCGAGCACTGTAACGCATAGACAAGCGACTTACAGTGCTCCCGAAGGAGCTACTAGAGTGCGGGTTAGGGTTAAACCAAATTCTACCAAAACAAAAAAGAAAAAGAAAAAGAAAGTTTACTGGTGGACCGGACAGTATTGCTCATACAAATGGGCATATGTATACGACTATTATGCTCCTGAAAAACCAAGCGCGCCTACGATATCTGTAGAAGATAAACAGATAACCGTAAGTTGCAAAAATCTCGATCCACTCGCGGATTTAGTAACATTTCAGTTTGTTAAAAATGAAGGCGTCGGAGATAAAGGTAAAACGTGGACTGTGGATGTAACACCTAATCTTAATTCGGCGTCTTACTCATTCAATAGCGAATCCGGTTGTAAATACCGAGTTCGGGTTAAAGCCAGAAACATTGTATCTAGAACAATAACTACGGGTACTGGAAAGAAGAAGAAAACTACCGTTAAAAAATATAGTTATTGGTCTGAGTATAGTGAATATACCGACAATGTGGAAACGGCTCCATTACCGCCAACGAATTTAAAAGTTTCTGTTAAGTCCGAAACATCAGTGTTACTAACTTGGACGACGGCTACAATTGCGGACCATTACACAATTTTCTATGCCAATAGTCTTGAAGAGCTGGAACAAAAATCGGGTGAAAGCTATAAAACGCAAAACACTGAAGATAACAGTTCTAGTTACATATTAACCAGCTTAAATTCTGGAGAAGTGTGGTATTTCCGAGTTAAGTCTGTCAACTCTAATAACATCGAATCTGTTAATTACACAGATACCGTGCAAGTTGCTTTGGGCGGCGAACCGGAAGCTCCTACGACATGGTCTTCGGTTTCTGTCGCGTATATTGGAGAAACGGTTAAACTATATTGGGTTCATAACTCTGAGGATGGTTCGGATCAGATTAAGGCAAATATCGAAGGTGTTGTTGACGGAAAAGTCGTTTTAAACGAAACGGTTAACAATACTAAAGATGAATACGGTGAATATTCTGACAAAATCAGTGTGTATGAACTAAACACGTCATCTTATAAAGATAGCGATGAGCTTATGTGGCGTGTTCGCACTATGGGTGTTACGAACAAATACGGTGAATGGTCTGTACAGAGATCTATTAAGTTATACGAGAAGCCGTCCTTACTAATCAACGTAAATGATAAGAACGGCAATGAAACGGATATTGTGGATCAGTTTCCAATAAACTTAAAACTTTCTACTGGCCCGGCCACTCAAACACCGATTGGCTATAATATTTCTATAATATCGACAGAAACATATGCTGCCGTTGATGACACGGGTAACACTACCTATGTAAACACTGGCGAAGAAGTTTTCACAAGATATATAGAAGGCAACGGCCTGTCGAGTGATGTATCATTGACGTTATTGCCGAGCGACATCGACATTCAAAATGGAATAACCTATAAGGTTACCGGAATGGCAAGTTTTGATTCTGGATTGTCTGCTGACTGCCCAGAGACTGGAAATAATCCGGAAACGTTTATAGTGGCTATCGAAGATGAACAGTATGACATTAACGCCACAGTTGAATACAATGAAGACGATATGACCGCTAATATTTCTCCTTATTGCACGTTATCAGAAGCTAGTGGGTTGGAATTCTTAGTTGATAGGGAAGGAGATTATTTGTCTGACAAAGATGGTAATTTCCTCATCGGGATATTCTCGCCGAACAACAATACAGAAGACGATCCAGAAGAGGTAGATAGCGATGTTATCGATTATGCAGAAGGCGTAACATTATCGGTTTATAGAAGATCCGCGAATGGCAAATTCGTTGCGATTGCCACAGGCATAACAAATGATGGAACCACTATAACCGACCCGCATCCGTCTCTTGATTATGGTAGATATCGTGTGGTTGCCACATCCGAGTCTACAGGAGCTATAAGCTATGAAGACATAATCGAACCGATAGATGAAACATCTATAATCATTCAGTGGAATGAAGAATGGAGCGATTTCGACGGTGACGATGAAGATGACGAAACTCCTATATGGACTGGATCGTTGATTAAACTTCCTTATAACATAGACGTTAGTGAGTCTAATTCATTGGATGTGTCGCTCGTGTCGTATATAGGAAGAGAGAGACCGGTAAGTTATTATGGTACACAGCTCGGAGAAAGTTTTAGCTGGTCTTGTGAGATAGCTAAGGATGATAGCGAAACACTATATCAGTTACGCCGTTTGGCTGTATACCAGGGTGATGTTTATGTTCGTGAACCATCTGGACTTGGTTTCTGGGCTCAGGTATCCGTATCATTTAACATCAAACACAAGAGTACAACTGTACCAGTAACACTCAATATTAAACCGGTAGAAGGAGGTATGTAATGGCTATAGATTGGACCAAATCGATGATACAAACATACGATTTCTACGAGGTTGATCCTGCCACTTGGAAAAATAAGAGGAAGCTCACCGATATACTCAAGTTCAATATTAACAGAGATTCGTCCGCAGAAACCTTAGGCAGTGCTACAATAGACTGCACTGAGAATCTCGGAGAATTATACACCAGAGCTTATATGACACCAATTCAAAATGGAATAAAATACAATATTCCTTTAGGTACTTACATAGCTCAGACACCATCTGAAAGTTTCGATGGGCGGGCAACATCCATATCTTTAGATGCGTACTCGCCGCTATTAGAGTTGAAAGATACTCGTCCGCCCATCGGATATACCGTTTCTAAGAATGCAAACATCATGGAAACTGCGGTTAGGTTATGTCGAGAGCATATGAGAGCCCCGGTTATTCCTCCGATCGATGACAAAAGTAAAACGCTGTTTGATGATTTCGTAGCGGAGACAGATGACACGTGGTTAACGTTTCTTACGGATCTCATAGCGAATGCAAATTTTGAATTCGGTTTGGATGAGCTTGGCCAAGTTATATTTGAGCCAATCAAAGACACCGCCTCAATGCAGCCGGTTTGGGAGTATAACGATTCGAATAGTTCTATCTTATATCCAGACATTAGTGTTGAAAGAGACCTCTACGGTATACCAAACGTCGTAGAGGTTATTTTTTCATCTAACAGTGGCAGAAGTATATATTCGAAGATCGTCAATGATGATAAAAACAGTCCAATATCGACAGTGAATAGAGGAAGAGAAATACATTACAGAGATACAAGTCCTGGTATATCTGGTAATCCAACTCAAGGTATGGTGGACGAATACGCTGAGAAACTTCTTCGCAATTTGTCTACACTGGAATACACCGTATCATATAAACACGGTTTCTCCCCTGTAAGAGTTGGGGATTGTGTTCGTTTAAATTATAGACGAGCCGGAATTAAAAACGTTAAAGCTAGAATAATAAGCCAAACTTTCTCGTGTGAGACAGGATGTTCTGTCACCGAAAAAGCGGTTTATACGAATAGATTGTGGGGTGATTAAATGGCAAAACAGAGAGATGTAACCGCCCTCGAACCGTTAACAAGTTTTAGCGATAGCGGTTATGTATTAGTCGTTCAGGACAGCGAAATTTATGCTTTACCTAAAAGTATATGGGCCAACGAAGTACACGCTCAGTATGAGTCAAAACTTGCCACTTGGAAGTCCGAGTTTGATACATGGTATGCAAGTGTAAAAGGTACTTTTACAAACAATGATTCACAGGCTGCCGATATTGCAACATTAAAGACTCAGATTGCGAAATGCGTGATGGATGATGATGGAATCATAAAGAAAAACGATACAGTTTATTTGCTGCCGGCTGATTCGGTCAAAATGGATGACGGGGAAACAGTTGAAGCAAGTATAACAAGTTTGCAGACCACCATCGAGTCTCATACCGCTGCTATAACTGGCGTTGGGGCATATTCCGAACTTGCGCTAGAGAATCCTATAAGTATTGTTAGTGGTATTGCTACAACAATTCAGTCTATAACATTTACGACGGCCGGAACTTATCTGATAGATACAGATATAAACTTCGAAGCGAATGGGAATGGCATAAGGGTTTGCAAGATTTCTCCAACAACAAATGATACAGAGATGACGAGAAGCGCGGTTACAACAGTTCCGGTTACAGGCGTTGGGACAGGCGTAACATTCCAAACAATCGTCAATGTCACAGCAGGTAAAGTATATTATATAAACGTTCGTCAGACATCAGGAACGGCGTTAAACGTTAATTCGAGATGTAGAATAGTTAAATTAGCTAATCCGAATACATGATAAGGTGGTGATACTATGGAATTAGCAAGCGATCTTATTAAACAATTTGTCGATGCCACAAATGATTCCAAATCATCCACTAAAATTGATAAAACTCTAAATGCAACAGCAGTCGTGAATGAAGATGGAGTCTTTGTAAAGATTGATGGATCTACTGTCACGACTCCTGTTGTAATGGCTGCGGATGTTCGAAACGGCGACCGGGTTTTGGTTACCATTGAGAATCATCAGGCTAATATAATCGGTAACATCAGTAGTCCTGCTTCAGGAAGAGGGGCAAGTGACTTATATGCTGAAACATTAAAAGAAGACGGAAGTATAGAACCAAGCGGTTCTCTTGCGCCTGCAAAAGTATTTGTCGATACGTTGACGGCTAAGAATGTTACCGCCGATTCAATTCTAGCCGATAGCGCTAAGATCAAAAAACTCGAAACTGAGAAGATCTCCGCCACAGATGCGGATTTGAAATACGCTAAGATAGACTTTACTAACATCGGCGAGGCTGCTATGGAACATTTCTACTCCAAATCCGGTCTGATCAAAAATGTAACTGTCGGAGATCAGACTATAACCGGAGAACTTGTCGGCGTAACTATCAAAGGCGACATCATCGAAGGCGGAACTGTTAAAGCCGATAAACTTGTGATCAAGGGTGAAGATGGTCTGTTCTACAAACTCAATGTTGACGCTTTAGGAGAGACCACCGCGTCTTCTGATATAAAGTATCAAAATGGTTTAGACGGTTCAGCTATCATAGCCAAATCCATAACCGCCGAACAGATAAGCGTGAAAGATTTAGTCGCTTTCGGTGCTACCATAGGCGGTTTTAAAATCGGCGACGATTCTATATATTCCGGGGTAAAGTCTACCGTGAATAATACCACCAGGGGTATATATTTAGACAATGACGGACAGTTTTCTTTCGGCGATAATAGCAACTTCATCAAGTTCTACAAAGATACAGACGGAAAATATCGTTTAAAGATATCAGCCGAAAGTCTAGAATTCGGCTCTAGCGGCTCGAGTGTTGAAGAAGAGATAAGTAATCTAAAAGATGAAATAAGTACCCAAGTCATAATTAATTCATCACAGGGAACAACATTTAAAAATAATGATGTATCTACAGTTTTAAACATTATTATAATTCGCGGAACCCAATATATAACAGATATGACTACGTTGAGAGCGGCGATGGGTAACAGCGTACATCTACAATGGAAGTACCAAAAGCCAGATGAAGATGAGATGGGTGTTATTTTGTCTTCAGACACTCGCTTAAAAGACGAAGGGTTTACGTTTATAATATCGCCTGACGATGTTGACGAACGTATAACATTCTTTTGCGAACTTATGCGATAAATGAAAGGAGAATAAAATGGCAACTAAAACTGGAATAGGCCAAATTACTTTACAAGATTTAACAGACGGTTATAGCGTTAATCTGACATCAGAAAATGCTGTTTTTTCAGGAGGGGATAGTGGAGTTCCAATCGGTCTAAGTGCAACCACGCAAATAACCGCATATACTGGAGCTGTCCAGATGACAAATGTATCTGTAACTAAAGCCGATATAACTTTACCGACTGGTATCACAGCAGACGTTCAGAATAGTGGGACATCTACGGTGTCTATAACATTCACAACAGGGACCGGATTCACCACTCCATGTTCTGCGACCATACCCGTTGTTATAACAAATGGAAGCAGCAAAATAACAATGAATAAGAAGTTTTCTTTCACGGAAGCGCCGAAAGGAAACACCGGTGCAACCGGAGCCGCTGGTAAAAGTATTACCGGAGTAACCAATTATTATTTAGCATCATCTTTGAATACAGGTGTGAAGACATCTGATGACGGTTGGACTCCTACGATGCAGGCGACTGACACGACTAAGAAATACTTATGGTGTTACCAGTCTATTGCATATTCTAGCGGAAGTCCTACAACCACCGTACCAGTTATCATCGGAACTCATGGGGCTACTGGCGGAACAGGAGCAACTGGTAAAGGTATTTCGAAAGTTGAGAATTATTACTTAACGACTGCATCTGCTTCGAATGTAACTGTAGATACTAGCGGATGGTCAAAAACGCCAACGGCTACTGATACGACTAAGAAATATATTTGGTGTTATCAGCTTATAACTTATACGGATACCACCGCATCGAAAACAACACCCGCTATCATCGGAACTCATGGAGCTACCGGGGCTACCGGATCAGCAGGAGCCGATTCTATTGCGGTATTTATATATTCTTCTGGACCTCAGTTCTTTAGAAATAATACAGGTTCCACAACTCTTACGGCTATGGTTACTGTTGGTGGTGTTGAACAGACTATAACAGCCGCCGGTGTTTGCGGTTCTTTAGGAAGTATCAAATGGTACAAAGATAGCGGAACCACGCCGATTGCGACTGCCAAATCCATAACAGTAACCGCTGACGACATCGATGGCCAGGCAGTATATTGGGCAAAATTAGAGTAAAGGAGAATGCTTTATGGCTGTACATCAAGCACAAATAACACTCTACAAAATAGTTAATGTGGAAAGTACAACCAGGTATTATTTGTTGCAGAGTTCGACGGCCACAGCACCGGCTAGGCCAACGGTCAACCCTCCTGGAGGAAATTGGGTTACAGCGGAACCCGCATATACTTCTGGTTCTACCAATACGCTATATTTTGTAGATCTTACCGTTTATAGCAATATTCTTCCGGACTCTAACATTAACTACAGTTACTCCCTAGTCTCCAAATCTAGCAGTTACGAGGCGGCTAAGGAAGCCTACAACAAAGCAACGGCTGCCGGAGATAAGGCTGATAGTGCGAGCGATAAGGCGGATGGTATACAGATAGACCTCGACAATAAAGACGTTAACACATTCAGCGCTTTATCCATCGACGGCGGTGAAACGTTAGCGTCATATAATCTTGCAGATTATCTAGAGTCTGGAACTTTAACTAACGGCGCAGAAGCGGATAGCACAACACATATTCGTTCGAATGAGTATATCAAAGTTTCAGAAGGTGAGGTATATACATGGAATGTGAAAAATGCATCCGGTACGGCAGTGATACCTACAACATTTTTCTACAACTTAAATGAAAGTACAGGAGCGTATACATATTTAAGCTCACAGTCTACGAATAATATCACTGTCCCAACAAACGATAATGTCTATATACGTTTCACGATGGTTGAGATTCGAAGCGACGAAGTTGATACTATTTGTACGTTAGCCATTAACGGTATTGACAATTTGCTAAATGATAGTTCGGCAACTATATATATCGGATTATACTCAACGCTCAATGCATATGCCAGTGTCGATCCCGATGATTATAAGTGGAGAATGGCCGATTCTATGATATTGGCAAATAGTCAACTTTTATTCGATGCACTGAATAATAAACTATATGACGAAACGAATGGCGACATCAAGAAGCTTACGGATGCGGTTGACGACGCACAGAAAACTGCCGATAATGCCAATACCAAAATTGATAACCGTAACAAATATATACAGATCCTTCCAAACGAGGCGACCATCAGACTTTTGGCGGATGGTGATGGCGTTAATCCTAGTTCCGAAGTCAAAATGACCAGCGATAAAATTTCGTTCAGTCACGATGGTGTAGAAGGAGCTTATATAGGTTATCCGGACGCTGAGCAAAGTGATAGAACTGCTATGGCAGCAAACAAAACTTATATAACGGAAATGTATCCACGAGCTGAAGATCCTGCCAGCGATGGTAATTGGATAGGAAGTCTTTGTTGGGTTGCTAGAACAAACGGACATTTGTCTTTAAAGGTGGTGAAATAAAATGGCTACAGTAACAAGTTCAACGTTTAATGACGACTTTAAAGCATATATGACATATAGCACGAGTAGTACAAGCACTAGTTACAAGGTGAGTATATCCGCAGCCGGAGTTTATATCGGTTGTTCTTATGCCAGCTATCCATGGAAGACAACTCTTTCCGCTACCGATAAAAGTTCTATATCTGGTACTAAAAGTACAACCAGGCTAACCAAGGGTTATCACGAAGTTAAAGACGGAAGTTTTTCATGGACCAGGAAAACAAGTGCATACAATGTAACGGTTAAAGTTACTACTAAAAAGAATATATCAGGTGGTGGCTCGGGATCAAGATCGGTAACATTTACAGTACCCGCATTACCATCATACACGATATCATACCATGCTAACGGTGGTTCAGGAGCACCGTCTAGTCAGAAGAAGTATTACGGCAAGTCTATCACACTATCAACAACCAAGCCTACTAGAACTGGCTATACATTTCTAGGATGGTCTTTGACTTCCGTAGCAACCTCTGCTACATGGTCAGCTGGTAGTACTTATAGCACAAATGCATCCGATACCCTCTACGCGGTATGGAGAGCTAATACGTACACAGTATCATTCAATGCTAATGGAGGAACTAGCGGATCGGTCACCAGTTTAACCAAAACATACGATAAAGCGTTAACTCTTCCTACCTCGGCTCAATCTCCGACGAGAAAGAATTGCGCGTTTCAAGGATGGTCCACGTCACCCTCAGCGTCAACAGCGACTTGGACGGCCGGTAGTTCATATTCTGTAAACATAACCGCTAACACAACTCTTTATGCGGTTTGGAAGGCTACATATGTTTCGTCGACTATATCAAAGTTATCTGCGAAACGAACAAATTCTTCAGGCGCGGAGGCTGACGAAGGAACATATGGTGTCGTGGCATTCGTTTGGAATAACGGGACAATATCGGGTTCAGCTATAACGCCGTCCAGTATTATAGTGCAATGCAAAGCTGTTGGGGCTACTTCATGGAATACTGTGTATACGGCTAGCAGTTTCACAAACAAAACTATAACCACGCCAGCATTTAAAAATGGATCGGCAGCTCTAAACGCTGAAACACAATATGATATCAAAGTTACTATAACGGATTCATATGGTACAACCTCTGCATCGACATTTATATCCAAAGCACAATATATTATAGATGTGGATCCTAACGGTAACGGTATAGCTTTCGGAGCTGCGTGTTCAAGAACTGGTTTATCTACTTCCTGGAATATGTATATGGACAATGATAAAGCTATATATTCCGGCAGTTCCGATAGAACGAAATGGTATAGCATGGTGGAATTAAACACTTCTGACACGTTCCATTTCGGATATGGCGGATATAATAATAGTTTCGGAAACACATATTATAACGGAAATACGGTGAAAGTACGGTCTAGATCTGATGTTGACATATGGTCCGAGAATGGCCCAATGACTTTGACTTCTAATGGTAATAAGCTAGTGATAACTTCCGCCACTGATTTGGAATTAAGATCTAGCGGAAATATAAACATGTTTCCAAAAGGCGGCACAACTGATTATCAGCTATATTACGCTGCTGGAAAATCGATAAATTACCATATCACCAGCAGCGGTTTCATATCAAATTCCAGTAAGTCCTTATATTTCACGGCATATTTTTCTAGACCCATAGTTAATGCTGCGACTGTAACAGTGGCGTCGTATACAGACGGCGGTTTTAAAATTCGGCAGAACGGTAAATATTTGTTTGGATCGACCTCGACTTCTTTTAAGAAGCCGTCCTCATATTCGGTAACTGCGGTTAACAATAATTATATTCGTATAAAGGCTGATTTCTCGTCGACGACAAATGCTGTGAATAATGATACTTGTGGCTTCGACTGGTACGGAACTATCACGTTTAGTTAATGGAAAGGAGAGTGATGTTATGGCTTTGTTTAAGTCTGTAAGACAGGATGACGGCGTTACCACAAATTATCATCGTATTATATCGTTGAATTTATGGCCTAATAGTCATATTTCTATCGGTGTTTTATCGTATGTAAACGAGGAATCACGACGCGATAATAATATTTTAGGTACGCCGTATAACCGTAGTACGACATACGAAATAGACTATGATGAAAATATGTCAATCACTGGCGCTTACGAATATCTGAAAACCCTTCCGGAATTCGAAGACGCAGAAGATGTTTAAGGAGGAGATAAGTATGAATTTTAGTATTTCTTGGGTCAAAGCGGCTCTTATAAGAGCTCTGAAAACTGTATGCCAGACGGCTATCGCCATGATTGGTACGGCGGCTGTTATGAGCAATGTTGATTGGAAGATGGTTGCAAGTGCTGCTTTGCTCGCGGGTATCATTTCGATACTCACGTCTTTAGCAGGCCTTCCAGAGACTACATACGATACTGAAAATCTCGGAGGAGAATCCACGGTGAGTAATGGTGATTTAGTTCACGAACTGACCGATCCAGGCGATGAAGAAGGTGATGACTAATGGCTGCAACAGGCGCAAAAGTAATAAAAACCGCTGAGAAATATCTCGGTAAAGGCGGAACGTTCGTATGGAATTATTACGGATTAGCTAAGGGCACTGCATGGTGCGCGGCATTCGTATCATATGTGATGAACAAGGCAGGTGCTAAATCGTTATTCTACGATGGAAAACCTGTCTTTTATGTTCCATACGCTCAGCAGTGGTTGAAGAAGCATTGCACTCACGTCAAAATGGCGAATGCTAAGGCTGGGGATATCGTTATATTTACCTGGGATGGTAACGGCTATAACTCAGAAAGAGGTAGCAGAGACCATATAGGATTTGTCCGCAAGGCTGGCACAAGCTCTACAGTATATACAATAGAAGGTAACACTTCCGGCAGCAAAGTTGCAAAACGTACAAGAGCTTCCAGGTATATTTACGGTATCTACAGACCTAAATATTCAACAGCTAAAAAGAAAACTACAACAGCCAAGAAGGAAGCGAATAATGTGAAACCTAAAGTATATTTATCACCATCGAACCATGGAACCAACCAGAACAAATGTTTAAAGTCTAAATGCTACGAGGACAAGCATACCAGACCGATAGCTGAGGCTTGCGCTAAGTATCTCAGACAGTCGGGTATCGATGTTAAAATCGCGGCTAAGAAAACAAGCGTTCTAAAAGGTTCACGGACGAAGGAAGCAGATAAATGGGGAGCGGACTTATATATTCCTATTCATACAAATGCTTGCGATGACAAGAGTGTAAGATATCTGATGTTCATGTGCGCTAACACGACTGGGAAGTATGAGAAAGCTTATGAGAAAATTGCCCCATCAGTGAAGGCTGTATATCCTGGAGGAGATACCAAATTTGTTAAGAGGACTGATCTTTATGAGATAAACAATCCTAAAGCTTTAACTTTCTATTGCGAGATGGGGTTCCATACAAACAAGAAAGACTGCGAAGAGTTTATTCATAAGTCTGACATGGTTGGTAAAGCTCTGGCAAAAGGTATATGTAAATATTTCGGAAAGACTTTCACCGATAGTACATCCTCATACAAGGTTAAGATTACCGCGGATGAACTCAATATTCGTGAGGGGGCTGGAGTAAATACTAAAGTCGTAGGTAAAGTTAAGAAAGATGGAATTTATACGATAGTAAAAACCTCCGGTAATTGGGGCAAACTCAAATCCGGTGCAGGCTGGATTTCTCTTAAGTATGTCGAAAAGTGCAGGTGATGTGCGTGGGTTACATATTTTCAGGCCTTGTAAGTCTGAGCGTAGCTATATTGGCCTACGTGATCCAGTCTTTAATCAAAGAGAATCGCAGACTACGCGATGCGGACCGTATAAAAGAGGAAGCTCTTGCGGAAGGCGTTACGTGTCTTCTCAGGGTTAAACTGATCGAATACCATAGCAAATACACTCAAGCAGATCGAGTATCTTCTCATGGATATGAAAATTGGTTTGAGATGTATCACGCCTACAAAGGGTTGGGTGGTAATGGTATGGTAGAGCATATGAAAGAAGAAATGGAAGAACTCCATATAAAGAATTAAATAAGAAAAAGGCTCCGTCACTACGACAGGGCCTCTTCTTTTTGCTTCGCGTAAAAAAACAACATATATTATGAAAGATATTATTAACTATTTATGGAGGTATTGTTTATGAAAAATGATGTATTTACAAATAAGGAATATTTAATTTATGTTATTAACGAGCAGACTAAGGTGGATAGCGTTAGACATAGTCTATACCGCCACGCAGATTCTAGTGAACTACGTATATTAGATCACGGAGAATGCGGCGGTAGTCACTATGTATGGCATATCCAGAGCTGGGATGCTATGTTTATGACTATTAAAAGTTCTTTACGCAGTCTTATACGTGATGGTATATGTTCAATAGGCGACATCAAAATAGTTGAAAATTTTCAAAAGAAGGAAGCTTAACCGCTTCTTTTCTTTTCGCTTTACAAACCTTGATATGACGCTTGGGGATTCGCGAAATTTACAACGCCTATTATGAGAGAAAGAAGGGTAGCTTAACTTGATGTTAGATGCAGATTATATAGCAGTAAACCTGATTTGACCTAGCTTGACTAGGCCGATAAAGGACGTCCCCGGAGAGGTAAGGGACACTTCAGGAATGTGAAAACTATATAATGTTAATCCCTGTTGGGCAGAAGCCCGAACCGTATAACAGTAATGTTATATGATCTACCACTTTCTCTTTTTTTTGTTATTTTTCAGGAAGGAGGTGAAATAATATGTTTAGACGAGATCCATATATAAGTCATATAGCAAATGCTTACACGACCGCTATAAACATTCTAGCTGTCGAGTATTTAATAAAAACCGACGATAGAGATGAATATTCTAGACGAATCAATCAAGTTTATGAATTAACCGAAGCCGAGCTGGATGTTTTACATATTTATCTTTCGTTAAACAGGCATACTTCTTCTCTTGGGGCGATGATTACCCAGGGTGACTATGAATATCAAAGAGAAGAGTTGTTGTATTTCTTAGATCATCCCGAAGAAAGACTATAAGTGTAAAAGAGGCTCCGTCATTACGACAAGGCCTCTTCTTTTTCTCCTATAAACCTTGCTATTCCGCTATCGGTATCATGTATATCCCCATGAATGAGGACTTAAATGTACCCTAAATTAGTTACACTTAAGTTCTATGGTTATTTTATAAGGAGGATTGTAGTACTGCATACCTTTGGCGGATTGCATACTATATTTCTCCGCATTCTCTTTTGTTATTTGCACGATTGGGTCACGCTCGTATATCATCTTATTGACCACTGTTTTGAGGTATTGATTTTTGGTCTTAGCATCTAACTTTTCATCTTCCAATATTCTTAAAGCATCTTTAGTCTTTATTAACTCTTCTTGATAGTTAATATGTTTTGGAGCGGAGTCCTTAGCTTTGGCCAACGCTTTATTTACTTCCTCTTTTTCTTTTAGCACTTTCTCATTGAGTTTAACAAAAATGTGTTGTGGTAGCCTTTTAGCGGGATCTGGGTCATATTGTGCCTCCCATTGCTCCATCTCTTTCTTTTCAAGGTTGGCGAGTTGCTTTGTAAGTCTTCCGATCAAGTCTCTATGAAGCTTTACAGAATCGTCCCGGTCGTTCTCTATACGAACCTCAAAGTCGCTTATACAGTCTTTAAGAACTTTACGGACGTATTCAAACACTTCGCTATATTTTACAGAACCTGATTTACAATGAACTTGGTTATTACATACAAGTTTGGGTGAGGCATATTCTACACCATGTCTTGTGTAGGTGTTATAACCGATCTTATGCCCACATTTCTTACAGAACATAATTCCGCTGAATGGGTTTTTAAGAGTCAAGTCCCTACGAGTTCTATGACGTTTACCTCTTATTTCACGAGCCTTGTTAAATTGTTCTTCTGAGATGATGGCATCATGTTTGCCTTCGAATAATAAGAACTCGTCTACTTTCGCCTTCGGGCGAAGCTTCTTTATTTCTTGGTCCTCGATTATTTTCACAGTTTTCCGCCAATTCCAACGAACACAGCCAATATAATGGTGATTTTCAAGTATACTGAATATTATACTTGGTTTCCAGGTGCTATGGCCTGTTTTAGTCTTGGCTCCCAATTCTTCAAGTCTTCTGCATATCGCTGTTACACCTATATCCTCCTCGCAATACCAGTTGAAGATCATACGAACTATATCAGCTTGATCCTTACGTTCGATTAGAGTATGGTACGATTTCTTACCATCAAATTTCTCAATTCGATCAAAACCATAAGGCGCAGTTGAACCTACATAATTACCCTCTTTGACGCTTAATAATTTACCTCTAGCTTGAATCTTCTTGTAATATTCGAGATATTCGTTGCCTCGTTTGAGTTCTCGCTCAAAAGCATCTCTATCATATTCGTCACGCAAATCGTAAGTTTTCATAGGTGTGATTACATAAGTATTTGTGTATCTAAGTAACCTTATAAGTCTACCAGCATCCTCAAGATCACCACGACTCAAACGTTGCACGTCTACTACAATTATAGCTTTGACGGCTGGATCTTCTATATCTTTGAGTAAGCGAGTTATCTCAGGGCGTTCTTTAAGCGATTCGCCGCTGCCTACTTCCATATATTTGTTTTCTTGAGGGATAGGACCGCCTAGATATTTGACCGCGTATTCTTCAATGATCTTGCTATGCTTTTCAAGTATTTCATCAGTCGATAGTAAAGGATCATCAGTACGAGACTTTCTGCCGTACTCTTTTGTTTCATAATTGTAAAACGTTGGATATTCTTTATACATTCCGTTCTTCCTTTCTATGATGTACTGCCAGGGGTTAAGTTGGCATCACCTCCTTCGCGTAATTTTCAACTCCTATTATGAAAGGAGCGATTTGTATGACCATCAAACAAAAGTTCTGGACATTAGTCGGAAAATTTTTGTACAAGATCGGTTACTTACACGATTAATGAAAACAAGAAGATTGAGTCCTAACAAGGACTCTTTTCTTTTATTTTTGTCTCTGTGAAATTAAGAATCTACCATACTCCATTAACTTCTCATGCTCCTCATCAGTAAACGGATCCATACCAAATGCTTTGTGCCAGGCTTCTACATGTTTTACATACGCTTCGTTTACAGATGAATACACAGCCTCTTCTTCGCCATCTGATATTTTGGTGGAGATCATTTCTTTATCGCCCCACCCCATCAAATTCGCAGGCGTCGTGTCTAACGCCTCGGCAAGCGGGTTAAGGATACTCAATGGCAAATTCTCAATATCACCATTTTCGTATCTATATATGGTGGTTCGATTTTTACCTAATCTATCAGCTAGATCGTCAATAGACATACCTCTCTTCGTTCGTAAATTCTTTATTCGTTTTCCTATAGACATTATCTTGTCTCCTTTCTAACAATAATTATCATATATTAATATTTGCACATATGCAAACGAAAAGCAAATCTAGATTAGATATTTTGCATTTTATGCACGAAAAACCTATTGACAGAAAAATTGGAATGGTGTTATCTTTTAGTTGTTGCATGAAACGCAACTAGAAAGAGGTGTATGCATTGGACGCAAATAAATTGATATTTAAGATTTTCGAAAAGAGTTTGAACGTTGATACAGCCGCTGCGTTGTATAAGAAAATTGCTGATAACGGTACTATAACCATTGGTGATGCGATGATACTAAAAGAACTTCTCGGTTTATCTAATTTGGAAGCAATTGATATTTTCTTATCTTAGAGGTGTTGATTCATGAAAACATACAAATTTAAGAACGCTACCATATATGTATATGGCGAGGTGGACAAAGAAAGGTTGAGGAAAGCTACCATTAAACTTATCAAAGACTCTCGTAAATATAAGAGAGGAGCGAACAAGTAATGGGAACAGTAATTCGTCCGGATATTTCTCGTAAGAATAAATACTGGATAGACAAGCATCGTCATTACGAACTTAAACATTTTTGTTTACAATATCCCGAATGGAAGAAAGCTTATAATGCTAAGCCGGTTATACCATCGTCCGTAGAATGGCACAACGATCCTACAGCCAAGGAAGCAATGCGAAAGACGTTATATTTAGAGCGTATACAATTGATAGAACGCGTGGCTAAAGAGACTGACAACGACTTACATAACTATATTTTAAAAGCGGTAACTGAAGGATTGTCGTATACATACCTAAAATCGATGATGGATATTCCTTGCGGTAAGGATCTTTATTACGATCGTTACAGACGATTCTTCTGGCTGCTGGATGAATCAAGAGAATATTATAATAGGAGAGACAACAAATGAATGCACGAGTAAAAAGAGAAATCCAAAACAAAGCTAGATTAATTTATTGCTTGGTGAACATACTGGAGTACGATTCTGAGAATTTAAAGAATGACACGAATGAATGCAGACCAGAAGATTTAGCAAGGACTTTGCAAGAGGCTAAAGAAACCGTACAAAACATTACAGACTTATTGGTCGAGATCGAGTACATTCTATATTTGGATGATTCGCGGTTATAACACTTCCTTTTATAGAAAGGAGGTATACAAATGCTTAAGAAGGTGATTATGGCTCTATTAAAATGGCTGTGTATAACAGTCATTATAGGAGGTATAGTTTGGACGATAACAGCTTTATACCGATTTATCAAAAGAGGGGAGTCATGAGACTCTTCTTTTTTTTTCGCGTAAAAAACAATATATATTATGAGAGATATTATTAACTATTTTATGGAGGTACATAAAATGAGAAAAAAAAGAACGCAGAAAGATAACGCAATGATGTTTATAGAGGATTACATCGGGAGATGTGAATACTTTGAAGAGAAGTATATAAACGAACCCGATAAATTCAAAGAGTATCGTGGCAGAAAGAAAGCTGCGAAAGATATTTTGTTATATGTAAAAACACAAATGAAATAATCTTAAGGATTGAGTCCAGCACGGACTCTTTTCTTTTTTTAACCTAGCTTAAAATCCGTACGCAGGTTATTGTAAAACAAGTTATATTTTCAAAGTAAAAATTTCCCCGGGTGGGATTTTTGTAAAAACAATTTAGAAAGGAGGAGACAAATGTTCACAGAATTGTATTGGCTCTCGGCGATTATAGGTTTTGTAGGAGGTCTCTTGGTCGGGGTTATCTTGTATAAACTTATATTTTGGCTTAGTTCGAGGAAAGGTGTGCTCCGAATAGACCATTCAAATCCCGAAAAAGATGTATATCGTTTCGAGATCGATGGGATAGTGGATAATTCAACTAAAAGATTCGTATTGAAAGTCGATCATGACGCCGATCTTTCGCAAGAATAACAACGCCTTTTATGGAACGTATTAAAACGTATTTGAAAGGAGAATAAAAATGAGCATTAAACACGTTTTGGATGAGGAAATTAGAAACGAACTCGAAAATTTAGGTAGAGAAACCATCGGAAGTGATGAGTATAAAGCCAACGTTGACGGGGTTACCAAATTACTCGACAGAAAAATCGAACTTGAAAAACTCGAAGTCGAAAGTAGTGAGAGAATTGAAGCTAGGGAAGCGGAGATGAATCTCAAAATACAGCAGATGGAGAATGAAAAGAAAGATCGGTTGATCAGTCATGGAGTAACGGTTGGTACATTTCTGGGAAGCGCAGGTTTATATTTCTTAGCTTTCGTGGCGTCTACGAACTTCGAGAGAACAGGAACTTTTACAACAGAAGGTGGCAAAAGTGCTTTAAGAAACCTTTTGAAATTGAAGTAATACGATTGAAGACGGGCCCTACATGGGCTCTTCTTTTTCCGCGCGAGAAACTAACTATATTATGAAAGAATGTTTAAGAAAGGAGAATATTATGGTTATAGTCGGACTTGTAATGTTTCTCGCGTCTTTATTTGTATTATATAAATTCGCAGAAATGGGATTTAAATTAGAAATGATGGACAAAGAGAAACAAAGAAGAGATGAACGACCAATTCATAAAGGTCCTCTTGACGGCATGAAATTGAGTAAGAAAGATTAGCCCTCACAAGGGCTCTTCTTTTTGCGAGGTGGCATATGAGATATCACTACGAGAAACCGATGTTATATTCGTCTTTGTATGGCGAAACGTATCATTGTAATCATCCGGTGTACGACAGATGCACGTTATATAAAATACATAATAAAGGGTTGGCGATTATTCAACAGCGTTATAATCCCAAAACTAAATCTACAAGATGGAGCGAGATAGATTCCTGGTTGACGGATATGCTATATTTGCACCCGCAATTTAAAAAATACTTTGATAAACGTGCTGAAACGGCTATAGATGGTTTATATCCTACTGTAACCATTAGGCAGATTATGTGGGCGCTTAAAATCAAGCCAATACCGAGAGAACGTTGGGAAACCTGCTTTGATAGAAAAGAGGTTTAGCGTGGATTACAAAGCGTATTATAGGAGGTGATAACATGTTTAAAAACAAATGGGAAAGACGTTATAAGAAATTATACGAAGACGCTAAGTTTTGGAAAGATTATGCTATAAAACAAAAGAAATTTTGGAAAGATCATGATATGTCAAACGAGGAAGTTCGTAGAATGGTTCTTATATACGAAACAGAAGAACGTAATTGGAACGATGTTATCAAACGAATGGAATACTTAGAAAAAGAAATCTAAGAATCGAGTCCGCCATGGACTCTTTTCTTTTCGCGTGAAAAACACTCTATATTATAGAAACATATTGAATTTAAAATCTAGGAGGTATATGTTATGAAACAGTTTTTTAAGGATTATAAAGATTTATGCAAAGAGACAGGCAGATTTTATAAAGAGCATTGGAAAGGATGCATTGTTATGAATGTTGTCATTCTCGGAGCGGAAGCTGGATGGATCTTTAGAGACCAGATCAAAGATAAAATCGAGGAGGTAAGAAATTCTAAATGATCTAAAGGATTGAGTCCTACATGGACTCTTTTCTTTTCGCATATTTTACATCTTCTGTTATGAGAGAAAGGAGGAATATATTATGATATCATTTATGTTATTGGTAATTACATTAATTATTATAACAGTGATTGTAGCATTGACTATAGGTGTAGGAGGTGCAGCATTCATTATATTATTTAGTGATGTGATTATTTGTATCGCATTGATATTGTGGTTTGTCCACATTCTTAGAAAGAAAATAACAAAGAGATAGAAGGCCGCGTAGGACCTTCTTTTCTTTTCGCGTGAAAAACACTTTATATTATGGAAACTAATGAAATTTTTAGGAGGTATATATTATGAAAAACTTATTGAAGTATGTAGTTGTAGGAGCTATTGGAGCTATTGTTTCACAGGTAATTATTAATCGAGATGTAGAGAACGGAGACGTTGTCTATGAGGACGATGATATGTATGTTAAAACAAGTAAAAACAGAACATATGGGTACAGCTTCGCAAGAGTTAATTGGAAGCATACCGATAAAGAAGATTAATTTCTAAGAATCGAGTCCACCATGGACTCTTTTCTTTTCGCGTAGGAAACACTCTATATTATGGAAACTAATGAATTAAATATATAGGAGGTTTTTATAATGAAAAAGAGAAGTAACTTAGGAATATTGTTTGACGTAGTATTAACAATATTAACGGGAGGCTTATGGTTATTATGGATACTGATTAAGTATTTAAGAAATGGAACCAGATAAACAAAGATCGAGTCCACATGGGCTCTTTCTTTTGTTATTCGCGAAAATTACAAACGCTATTATGAGAGAATGGAAAACTCGATTTATCGAGCTTCACAGTAATGTGAATCATTCTCTTATTTTTTCTAAATCGAAGGGAGCAAATGAAATGAAGGGCAAACAATTTATTAAACGCAATGCCTCTACAATTTTAACATGTATTGGAGGTGTTGGGGTAATTGCTACAGCAGTTACGGCTGTACGAGCAACGCCTAAAGTTGTTAAACTTCTTGAACATTGTGAAGATGAAAAAGGTAGTAGTCTTACAAAATCGGAAGTTATACAGATAGCCGGGCTACATTATATCCCGTCGATTCTTATAGGCGTTGGAACACTCGCATGTATATTTGGAGCGAATACTTTAAATCAACGTCAGCAAGCAGCTTTAATGAGCGCATATGCTTTAGTTGACAACTCATACAAAGAGTATAAAAAGAAAGTTAATGAATTATATGGTGAGGAAGCGCATAAAGAAGTTGTTACAAGTATAGCGAAAGATAAGTATGCGGAAGAAGGTATAGAAGTTGGCGATGGTAAAAAACTATTCTATGATGACTTCTCTGGCAGATACTTTGAATCAACTTCTAAAGATGTTATTGAAGCAGAGTATAATCTAAACCGCAATATGGCCTACAATTCAGGAGCATATTTGAACGAGTTCTACGAATTCTTAGGTCTTGAGCCAATCGAAGCTGGCAAGGAACTAGGATGGTCTCAAGGTATATTAGAGGCTATGTATTGGGCTGAATGGGTTGAGTTTGATCACGAAAGAGTCTTATTAGAAGATGGCCTTGAGTGTTATATTATAACGATGCGTTATGAACCGGTTATAGATTTTGCTTACTATTAAACAACCGTACGCAGGTGACGGTATAAACTGATATTTTTATAGCATAGTCGCGTAAATAACATCGACTGTTATGGAGAATAGAAAGGAGATAATAACAATGAAAGTGAACAAAAGCTTATTATTAACGGGAGCATCTGCTTTATTGGGAGTAGGAACTTTTGTAGTGAATGCAATCAGTAAGAAAGATGAAACTAGCAAAATAGCTGAGGAAGCGGCGAAAATTGTTATGGAAAAACAGAAAGAATCCAAATAAGGGGATCCCACACGGGATTCTCTTTTTATTTTTGAAAGGAGAGATCTTATGAACAAAACAAAATTCAGTAGGCTCAAGTCTAACATCCAAACGACGATGATTCGAAGAAGTCCTGAGATTCTTACGGGTATTGGTATTGCCGGGCTGGTAACAACAACTATATTTGCAGTTAAGGCCACACCGAAAGCTCTGGATCTTATAGCGAAAGCTGAGGAAGAAAAGCAAGAAGAACTCACAAAGCTCGAAACCGTGAAAGTGGCATGGAAACCTTATATTCCAGCGGCCATATCCGGAGCAACATCTATCGCATGTCTGATAGGTGCTACATCTGTTAATGCAAAAAGAAACGCAGCACTTGCAGCAGCTTACAAACTTTCCGAAACAGCCCTCGTCGAATACAAGGACAAAGTTATCGAGACTATTGGCGAAAAGAAAGAAAAAACAATCAGAGAAGAAATATCTAAAGATAGACTTGAAAAAAATCCGGTAACTAAGAGTGAAATATTTATTACCGAAAAAGGCAAAACACTCTGCTACGAGAGTATATCTGGAAGATATTTTGAGTCTGACATGGCTAGCATCAAAAGTGCTCTGAACGACACAAATAGTAAACTTCTTTTAGAAGATTTTGTTTCATTGTCTCAGTTCTTTGATGCTTTAGGGTTGGGCGCAAATGGGATTAGCGATGAGATCGGATGGTGTAGTATTGATGGCACTATCAGGATTGACTTTGATTCTCATATAGCAGCTGACGGAAGACCTTGTATCGTGTTAAATTATGATACACCGCCAAAGTATAACTTCGATAGAATCGCGTAAAAAACACTGTATATTATAGGATAATGCTTATTATTGAAAGGAGATATAAAAATGAGCGAAGAAATGAAGAACACAGAAGTTGAAACTATCGACGTTGATGTTGCGGATATCGACGAGATATATCCAGACTACGAAGAGTATGAAGATGAATCTATCTTTAAGAAATTCGCATTTGGTGTTGGAGGTTCAATTGTAGTAGGCGGCGTGACCGCTTTAGCAGTTAAAAACAGAGCCAAGATCAAAGCGTGGAAAGAAGAAAGAGAAATTCGCAAGCTCGAAAAGAAAGGATATACCGTTATACCTAACGACGTCATAGAAGAACCTAAAATTGTTTCTGTCGACGATCAGGATGATGATTCCGAAGAGTAAGTTATATTCGACGAGGATCCCACACGGGATTCTCTTTTTGTTTTTTGAAAGGCTTCATATGGAAAAGAAAAGATATATTTACGCCGGACCGGTCACTGAGTACGGACGAGTGATTGATAATAATTGGTATGGCGAAACGGTTGCGACATCCGATAAAAAGGCTCGTAGTAATCTCGCATATCAGTTTAAGAAAGAGTTTGGCAAAACTGCTAAAACTAAAATTGAGATACCGGGAAAGATAATCGTAACAAATCTGGAAGGAGATAATTCAAATGAATAATTTTGAACCAAATTCTCACAAACACAAAGAGGAGAATAAGAAAGTCGAGAAGGTTGTAAAAGGCAAAGTTAAGACTAAAAAGAAAAATGAAATTCAGAAACTTGCTGGTAGCATCATATCAGAAGATGCTAGGACGGTTAAGTCTTACATTTTGATGGACGTACTTATTCCGTCAATCAAAGATGCTATAGAAGACATTGTCACTAATGGGATCAGAATGGTTCTTCGTGGCGAAACGGGAGCAAGAAATAGAAGCTCTTCGTCTGGCTTGTCCAGGATATCCTATAACAAAGCATACGATTCAAGGAATAGTAGGGATCGTAGCCCCGCAAGAAGAACTGTCGGATATAATCTCGACGATATTGTTCTTGAGACAAGAGGCGAAGCTGAAGAAGTCTTATCCCACATGGACGATCTGATAGAGACATATGGTATCGTGTCTGTTGCGGATTTATACGATTTAATAGGTTATACAAACGGAACGTATAATGATAACAAATGGGGTTGGACAAATATTAGAACCGCCGAACCAGTTAGAGTAAGAGATGGATATTTACTTAAGTTACCAAAAGTATGCCCAATAGATTAATTAAGGAGGATTTATATTATGAGCGATATGATTATGCACCCTGAACACTACCAGGGAGAATTCGGAATGGAAGTTATTGATGTTATTGAGAATTTCACAGCCAATTTGACCGGCATTGAAGCCACTGATACAGGCAACATCATCAAATATGCTTGCCGTTGGAAAAGAAAGAACGGAGTTGAGGATTTAGAAAAAATTAAATGGTATTGCGATCATCTTATAAATTATCTTGCTAAGCAGGAGCTTATGGCGGCTATAGCTGAGGTTAGAGATGAAAGGATGCCAGAAGAACGTACGAGAAGCATCACGCCAGAACCAGTAGCCCAGGGTCCTCATATAGAGTTATATTCCTCAAACAGGGAAGTTGAATTAGATTCCACAATATTCGACGAAGGAGGTTGCGATAATGTTTAAGTTTAAATCGGAGAGAAGTCTTTACATTTTTGCAGGTTGTGTATGCCTAGGGTTTGGGTTTGCAACCACTAAAGCAGTTAGAAAAATCACAAATAAATTAGCAAAGGAGAATAAATAATGAGCAAGTTAACATTACCAAACAACATGACAAGAACAATCCATAAAATTGGATTTAAGTTAAAGAAGCACAGCCCTGAGATTCTTGCGGTGGCTGGCACAGTCGGAGTAGTAGCAAGCGGAGTTATGGCTTGTAGAGCTACTACAAAACTCAGCAAAGTTATGGAAGAGCATAAGGAACAGACTACTAAGACACATAAATATGTGGAAGCTCAAGGATATTCTGACGAGTATTCTGAACAGGATTACAAGAAAGATATCACTATCATTTATACTCAGACAGGTTTTAAACTTGTTAAGCTGTATGCGCCATCTGTAGCACTCGGCGTATTATCAATCACAGCGATGCTTACATCAAACAATATTCTTAGAAAACGTAACATTGCGTTAGGTGCAGCTTATGCAGCTGTAGACAGAGGTTTCAAGGAATACAGAAACCGCGTTGTTGAACGTTTCGGCAATGAACTTGACAAAGAACTTAGATACAACATTAAATCTTCAACGATCGAAGAAACTATTGAAGATGAAAACGGCAAAAAGAAGAAAGTCAAGAAAACTGTAAATGTTATTGACCCGAATGCTATCGATGATTTCTCACGGATATTCTATGAAGGAAATATTGGCTGGGATCCAGATCCACAATATACGTTAATGTTCCTTAAGAAGCAGCAGGCGTTTGCTACAGAACGTCTTGAAAGGGATGGGTTCTTATTTTTGAATGATGTATATGAAATGCTTGGATTCAACAGAACAAAAGAAGGCCAGGCAGTCGGATGGATTTATGATGAAAAGAATCCTGTAGGGGATAACTTCGTGGACTTTGGCATCTATGATCTGCACAACGATCAGAAAATCAAATTTGTGAATGGCGACGAAAGAGGTATTCTCTTAGAGTTCAACCATGACGGTAATATTCTTGAGAAGATGTGAATGGTAGGGCTCGAAGCCTATGGATCAGGGAATTGGCTTAGAGATCTGTATGACCGAAAGGAGTTTTAAATCATGACGGGTAAAGAACTAGTGATGTATATTCTTGAGAATGATCTGTTAGATAATGAAGTTGTTGAAGATAACAAACCTATATTTCTAATGACATTGGAAGAAGCATCATGCAAATTTGATGTAGGACCAATGACGATTAGAGTTTGGGTAAGTGAGAACAAAATCGACTATTGTGTTATAGGTTGTAATCTTTATATTTACACAAACGCAAAAGATCCAAGAAAATAAAACTAAGGGGCAATGGATGTGGAGAACATAGAAAGGATTTTGTGCATGATAGATCATTCACTTAATACTAAAAAGAAACGTCATATCGCAGGAGGCATATTAATGAGTGTATCATTATTCTTCGGCGGTCTGGCGTTTACCGTTTTGACAATAAAGACCGATAATGTAAAGGAGGAAACAGATGAACAGGAACTTATTGGTTAGCATAGCATTTGTTGTTGGAGCAGCTACCGGGGTTGCGGCTACATTTACATATGCGAAGAAAAAATACGCTAAGATAGCGCAGGAAGAGATCGATTCTGTGAAAGAAATATATTCTAAAAAACCTAAAAAAGACGATGCTGAGGAAATTGATGAAATCGAAGAAGAAATATATTACGACAGACCGGAGATTGAAGACGAACCCGAACCGGAGGAGGAATTCGTAGAAGAGTTCAGACCGGCTACTCCAGAAGAAGTAAAGGCATATGAGAGAGCCACAAGGCATTATCGTGAATTAGCAGAAGTGGACGAGAAGACTCTCGAAGAAAAAGTTAGAGAAAAGAGTATAAATATTGTAAGAGATTGCAATAGAATAACAAGCGAAGGAGGAAATAAAGTTTTGGCAGATAAACCATATATTATCAAACCTAATGAGTTTGGTGAGCAGGATTACGATGAAGTTACTTTAGTATATTATGCGGATGGTAAATTCACATCGTACGATACTGGCGATTTAATGGATGAATTTGAAATTGAGGATGCTATCGGTGATATTGATCCGAGCGTGCACTTTGGGGATTACGAGGAAGACTCTGTGTTTATCAGAAACGACGAGCGTGGTATCGATTACGAAGTGCTTAGAGACGAAGATCCATATGAGGAATGATATCTGTGAGGATAGCAAACGATTATTTCGAATGGTTGTGCAAAAAAGTATGCGGTAAAAGATTTTCCAGAAAAACCACATATAAAAAGTTGTTATCGTTTCTACACTCTATTGAATTTATATATTTGATAGGGTTAGATGATACAAGAGCTAAACGCGGAGTAGACTTACGTTGGGTATATTCCTGGGAAACCGGAGAAGACTACGACGAAGTTATGGCGTGTTTAGACACTCCTTGTAGTGTATTAGAAATGATGATAGCACTTTCTATATCTTCCGAAGAGATTATGGATGACCCGCAGATAGGTGATAGGACTGGCCAATGGTTTTGGAACATGATTGTAAACCTTGGTTTAGGTCCTATGACCGACGACCGTTTCAACGAGGAATACGCTGAAAAAGTCATATTAAGATTCCTGAACAGGGAATATGAGCCAAACGGGAAAGGTGGCTTATTTACAGTCGAAGGCTGTGGAGATTTAAGAAAACAACCGATTTGGTATCAGCTATGTTGGTATCTTGACACAATAACATAACACACGGAGGACTGTATGACATATTACAGAAGAAAGGAGGGCAAAGGACGATATGCTTGACTTTGTAAAAATTTCGACTCGTAAAACAAAAGATTACACTGAAGTATATCCCAAATTCCTGGTGAAGAAACCTTCGGATCTGATGATTCGAGGCGGGGATTTCTATGCTGTATGGGTCGAAGATCGTGGTCTATGGTCCACCGATGAAGATGATGTGTTGAGACTTATTGACGAGGAACTAATCACTTACACCGAAGAATACAGCGGTAGTTTTGAAAAGCCTCCAAGAATCCTGCATATGTGGGATAGCGATAGTGGAATGATTGACAAATGGCATAAGTACTGCCAGAAGCAAATGCGAGATTCATTCGTTCCTCTCGATGAGAAACTTATATTTTCAAATGCTGAGGTTAAGAAGAACGATTACGCCACCAAGAGGTTGAGCTATCCTCTTGAGCCCGGGGATGTTTCAGCGTATGACAAACTGATATCGACTTTGTATTCTGAAGAAGAACGCCATAAAATTGAATGGGCTATAGGTGCGATCGTAACTGGTGATTCTAAAAATATTCAGAAGTTTATGGTTCTGTATGGTTCGGCGGGTACTGGTAAATCAACCATATTGAATATTATCCAGCGGTTATTCGATGGATATTATTCAGTATTTGATGCAAAAGCGCTAGGATCTTCCAACAGCTCATTCGCACTTGAACCATTCAGAACAAATCCTCTGGTCGCTATACAGCACGATGGCGACTTATCAAGAATAGAGGACAATACAAGACTTAATAGTTTGGTTTCGCATGAACTTATGACTGTGAATGAGAAATTCAAGTCGACGTACGCGACGAGATTTAATTGTTTCTTGTTCATGGGTACAAACAAACCTGTAAAGATTACAGATGCTAAATCAGGTTTATTAAGACGTTTGATAGACGTATCGCCGTCGGGTAATAAACTTGGTGTAAAAGAGTACCATAAAGTTGTTAAGCAAATAGAATTCGAATTAGGGGCTATAGCTCATCATTGTAAAGAAGTATATTTGAGTGATCCGGGTTACTACGATACTTACATGCCTACGTCGATGATGGGAGCTTCTAACGAATTCTATAATTTTGTAATGGATAGTTATCATATTTTCAGCAAACAAGACGCTGTTAGTTTAAAACAAGCATGGTCTATTTATAAAGAGTATTGCAACGATTCAAACACTCCATATCCTCTACAAAAGATGAAATTCAAAGAAGAGTTGAAAAACTATTTTGAAGAGTTTAAAGATAATCATATATTAGATGATGGCACGAGGGTAAGAAACTGTTTCGTGGGCTTCAAAGGAGATAAGTTTAACCCGATCAAGAAAGACAATGATGAGGTTAAAACTTGGTTGAAATTTGATAGCGAGAAATCTATATTTGATGAATTATGCAAGGATTGGCCGGCTCAATACGCTACAGCAAAAGAGACACCATCTAAAAAATGGGAGAATGTTAAAACTACGCTGAAAGCTATCGATACATCGAAATTGCATTATGTAAAGTTCCAGGACATATATCACATAATTATAGACTTCGATATACCGGATAAAGACGGTAATAAATCATATGAAAAAAATCTTCAAGAGGCTAATAAATGGCCTCCTACATACGCAGAACTCAGTAAATCCGGCGCTGGTATACATCTTCATTATATTTATAAAGGAGATATAACAAAACTGAGTAAGATCTATGATGAACACATTGAAGTCAAGGTATTCACAGGTAACAGTTCATTAAGACGTAAACTAACTAAATGTAATAACTTACCTATAGCCACTATAAGCTCAGGGCTGCCGTTGAAAGGAGATAAAAAAATGGTAAATTCAGAAGCCATAAAGAGCGAAAAAGGGCTACGGATGATGATAAAACGAAATCTTAATAAAGAAATTCATGCGGCAACTAAACCAAGCATTGATTTCATATACAAGATTCTCGAAGATGCTTATAACAGCGATCTTCATTACGATGTCAGCGATATGAGAAATGCTGTATTAGCTTTTGCGGCTAGCAGTACTAATCAGGCAGACTATTGTATAAAACTTGTAAATAAGATGAGGTTTAAATCCAACGAAGCATCGGAGACGCATGGCAAGACCGATGGCCCTATTATATTCTACGACATTGAAGTATTCCCTAACTTGTTTCTTGTAAACTGGAAGAAGCAAGGAGAGGGTAATCCAGTCGTGAGAATGATAAACCCTAAACCAGCAGAGATAGAAGAACTCGTACAATTCAAACTTGTAGGGTTCAACTGTCGTAGATACGATAATCATCTGCTTTATGCACGTATTATGGGTTATACGAACGAGCAACTTTATAATCTTTCGCAAAAGATAATAGGCGCTCCTAAAGGCGAAAACAGCAAGTATATGTTTGGTGAAGCCTATAATATCTCATATACGGATGTGTATGACTTCGCCGCCAAAAAACAGTCACTTAAAAAATGGGAAGTTGAACTCGGGATTCATCATCAGGAATTGGGTCTTCCATGGGATCAGCCAGTTCCGGAAGAAAGATGGCGTGAGGTTGCTGAGTATTGTGACAACGACGTAATAGCGACAGAAGCTGTATTCAACCATTGTAAGGGTGACTGGACGGCCAGAGAGATATTGGCTGAACTTGCAGGTATGCCAGTAAATAGCACGACGAATTCACTTACAACAAGAATTATATTTGGATCGGAGAAAAAGCCAGCACTTGTATACACGGATTTGGCCACTGGCGAAAGAACTGATGGAACAAAAGATATTGCTTCATTCCCTGGGTATGAGTTTGTTTATGATGACACCATCAAAAAATATCGTAACATGTATCGAGGAACCGATGTGGGTTTTGGAGGCTATGTATATGCTGAGCCGGGAATGTACGGAAACGTAGCATTACTTGATGTAGCATCCATGCATCCAAATTCCGCAATCAACTTAAATGCTTTTGGCGAGTATACTAAGAACTTCAAAGATATTTTAGATGCTCGTATAGCTATAAAGCATAAAGACTTCGATTCCGCAAGAGATATGTTCGACGGAAGACTCAAACCATATTTGGATGACGAAGATACTGCTGCGGCATTAGCTCAGGCGTTAAAAATCGCTATAAATTCGGTGTATGGTTTAACGTCGGCAGGGTTTGATAATCCGTTCAGAGATAACCGTAACAAGAACAACATCGTCGCTCTCAGAGGAGCTTTATTTATGAGAACTCTTCAGGACGAAGTTCAGGCAAAAGGATACACGGTTGTCCATATCAAAACAGACTCAATAAAAGTGGCTGATGCAGATCCGGAAATCATACAGTTTGTTATTGACTTCGGTAAAAAATACGGTTATACATTCGAACACGAAGCTACATATGAGCGTATGTGTCTTGTGAACAACGCCGTTTATATTGCCAAGTATAAAGGTGGTAAACACGATGGAGAATGGACTGCCACTGGTAAAGAGTTCGCGGTTCCTTATATTTTCAAGAGTCTATTTACGAAAGAAGATATTGTCTTTGATGATCTTTGCGAGACATTCGAGGTTAAGACCGCTTTATATTTGGATATGAACGAGTCTCTTCCGGATGTAACAGAATATGAAAAAGAGCTGGACAAGCTTAAAAAAGAGTATGATGATGGAGCATATTTGAATGTGGGTCGTTATAAAGAGCTTGAACAACTTATATCTGAGGGACACTGTTATCACTTTATAGGAAAGGTCGGACGATTCTGTCCAATGATTCCTGGAGCTGGTGGAGGTGTTTTATTACGTGAAGGAAAGGATAAAGACGGAAACGTTAAATATGGAGCTGCTACGGGATCCAAGGGATATCGCTGGCTTGAATCTGAGATGGTCTATACTTTCAAAGAGATGAGAGAGAACATAGATATATCATATTATGACAAGCTTGTGGATGATGCGGCAGAGGCCATATCCGAATATGGAGACTTTAATTGGTTCGTGTCCGATGAACCGTATGAAGGATCTCAATTGCAGCTTGATAGCATCTGTCCATTTTAAACTATGAGAGATCATATCGATTACTTACAAAGACGGATAATCGTTTATTCTTATATTTACTATGAGCTCGATGACAATGCTATATCTGACAGAGATTATGACGCTTTGTGCAATAAGTTAGTAAAATATAAGAATAATTATCCAGATCTTTGGAAAGAGAGTGAGTATTATAAACAGTTTGGTGATGACTATAATGGTGCTACAGGCTTTAATCTGTTCCACGAATTGGACGATCACCAAAAGGAAATCATATTAAGTATTGTTAAATTCAGGTAAAGGAGAACAAACATGAACTACAGAGATATCGACAACATTATTATCGAGAACGCACGCATTATATTTAGAAACTTCTCAGGAAATGAGACTAAGTATAATAGAGCTGGAAATCGCAACTTCTGCGTATTTATCGATGATCCAGAGTATGCGCAGAGGCTGATGGATGATGGATGGAACATCAGAATCCTTGCTCCTCGCGACGAAGAGGAAGAACCTAAGAACTATCTTCAGGTAACAGTAAGCTTTGAACATATTCCGCCTAAAGTGATTATGGTTACAAAGAGGAACCAGACGCCGCTTGATGAAGAATCTGTCGGAGCTTTAGACTATGCTGAAATCAGAAATGTCGATCTCACCATCAGACCATATCAGTGGGAGGTTAACGACAAGACAGGAGTTAAGGCATATTTGAAGACGATGTATGTAACCATCGAAGAAGATGAATTCGCGGATAAATATTCCGGCGAGGTTGAAGACATGGATACGCCGTTCTAAAACGTATAAACGTATTTAAGACTCGGAGGAAACTTCGGGTCTTTTTATTTTTGAGAGGAGGGAAATTATGGCAACAGAAGCTGATTACAGAGAAGTAAGATTTGATAGATATTGCTACTTATGCAAGCATCTTGATAAAAACGGATACGAATCCCCATGCGAGGAATGCATGGACACACCGCTAAATTTATATTCTGCCAGACCTGTAAATTGGGTTTGTAACAAGCTGACCGTGGATCAGGCTTACAAACTTCTTAAGGAAGAATTGGTCGGTTACGACTTCGCATATTCTGGATACATCGTAAAACTCGTAGGCGAGGATTGTTTTAATGATCTTAAGAATAAAGGATATTTAAAGCTGGTTAACGTGATAAACAAACGAGATATGTATGTTTTAGTCGATGAAAGGACGGAGTAATGGGCATCGAGTTGAGGGATTATCAGCAAGAAGCGGTCAATAAAATGCGAAATGGCTGTATTCTCAATGGCGGTGTTGGAAGCGGCAAGAGCAGGACTTCTCTAGCATATTACTTCACTCAAATGGGAGGAAAGCTTTATCCATATTCTCGAATGACGAATCCTAGGAAACTTTATATTATCACAACAGCTCGTAAGAGGGATACTTTGGAATGGGAACAGGAACTCATTCAATTTTTATTGTCTAAAGAAGAGGATGGAGTGGTGATAGATAGTTGGAATAATATAAAGAAGTATACGAATGTGGAAGGCGCATTCTTTATATTCGACGAGCAGAGGGTTGTTGGATCTGGAGCATGGGTTAAAGCTTTCCTTAAAATCTGTAAAGCTAATGAATGGGTATTACTCAGTGCAACGCCCGGAGATACGTGGTCGGATTATATTCCAGTGTTTATAGCAAATGGGTTCTACAAGAACAAAACCGAATTCGTCAGAGAGCATGTTATATATTCTCGCTTTACGAAGTATCCGAAGATCGACAGATACATCAATACACGTAGACTGGTTAGACTTCGAGATAGGATATTGGTTGATATGGACTTTCATAGAGATACAATACCTCACCATGAAGATATTTATTGTAACTACGATGCTATGATGTATAAAGAGATAGGTAAAAATCGTTGGAATCCTTATAAAGACGAGCCAATAGTTAATGCGAGTGAATTATGCTACATCTGGAGGAAGCTTGTAAATTCGGATGAATCCAGGCAGATGGCTCTTCTTGAGATATTCGAAAAGCATCCTAAGATGATAGTCTTCTACAACTTCGATTATGAGCTGGATATTTTGAAAGGTATGTATTATGGAGATGACGTGGAGATTGCGGAATGGAACGGACACAAACATCAGGCGATACCAGACACCGAGAAATGGGTATATCTCGTACAGTATACGGCCGGATGCGAGGGTTGGAATTGTATTTCGACTGACACGATCGTGTTCTACTCGCAAAATTATAGTTATAAAACTCTAGAACAAGCCAGAGGAAGGATTGATAGAATGAATACACCGTTCATCAATTTATATTACTACCACTTAAAAAGTAGGAGCGGTATTGATCTGGCTATATCAAGAGCTTTGAAAAACAAAAAACAGTTTAATGAAAGAAAGTTTACTAATTGGTAGACGCGCGAAATACATTCGCTTTAATGGAGGTGAATGATTATGAAAAATTTTCTTAAATACGCAGCGGTTGGTGTAGCCGGTTATTTAATTGGATTCTATGAATTCAAATATAAGGTGGTTAAAGCAATGGCTAGTGTAAATGTTGAAGCAAGTTTAAAAAATCATACAGACAAAGATAATGAGCTCTAACAAGGGCTCTTTTCTTTTATATTTAACAAAAAATGAGGAGTGATCCAACATGAAAGCGCAAGCTTATTTAGACATGGTAAAAAGACAGCAACAAGAATTGACAGACTTCCCGATTGCCTATGCATTTAATGAAAAGCAATTGGAAGAGGCATTGGAGAAATTAGGAGCAACTAAGGAAGAGTGTTGCACATATCTTAACATGGGTGATGTTATGAAAAAGACAGACGTACCGGCTTTTAAAGCAATGTCGAGAAGACATATCGAGGAGCTTCAGAATGCTATGAAAAACGAGCAGTTTGCTGAAGAAGCGTTCCGGTATGAAATGGACAATCATGAATATGCTATCAACTGGTCTGGAGATGATGATGTTTTAGCGGCGGTTTGTCTTGATAAGCAAATGGTTAAAGACTTCTGTTTAGAAGATGCTTACCGTCGTGCTCGTAATGCCCATATGAGATATATGGAAGAGTTGGGTGTGATTTAAGAAAGGAGATATAATATGGCTGAGTGTTATAGATGTCCATATACAACGAAAGTAGAGCGAAAATTTGGTGTCACGACGCATTGTAACCTGGAGATTACCGAAATGGATGTTACTTATTACTGTGCGGATAGGCATAAGGATGAAAATAATTCTTTATGTCCTTTTGTTTGTTCTGGAACTAGATTTCCGGGAGTTGACTACACAAAATACGAAACAGATTTTCTATCCGTAAAATAAGCAACTAAAGATAGCGATAAACATAAATAGTTAACTATAGGATAGATTAAAGAGTTCGCTTGGAAGATGGGCATTGATATTTGAAAGGAGACAAAAATGAGTAACGAAGAATTTAGAGAAGAATTGATAGCATCTGTAAAAGCTTTAGGCAAAACAGTTGTTGAAAATGCCGAAGATTTTGTCGGCAATGGAGAGTTTATTACTGATTTTAATATTTTACTTAAGTTTCCTATAAGGGGAATTCCTGAAATCACCATAACCAGATCGCATGGTAGCAAAGAATATATCAAGATGATAAACGAAAAAATCTAGGAGTGATCTAATTGGGACGGAGATTAATAGTAAATTGTAGGTGCCCGTTATGCGGAGAAAATGTTGAGCAGGTACCGGATAGTGTACTGAAACGCGAGCCTCATCATGGAAATGCGGAACTTGTAGTTACTAAAACCGGGATTAAACAATATATTCATAGTTCTTGCTGGTATGAAATGATAGAGGAAAAGCGACCATATAACGGGAAGTTGTACGTATAAGAAAAGGAGAAAGATTATGAAAATGAGAACAGAAAGTTGGTGCGGGTATGATATTCGCTTTGTAGAAGTTAATGGAGAATGGATGGCAATTCTTAAAGATATTTGCGATGCTTTAGGTTTACAAGTAGGTAAAGTATCACAAAGATTAGAACCGGATATGCTTGAAAGGGTGGAAGTAAAGGTCGAAGCGCCTTCAAAGCATGTAGACTCTCAAGTATTCTGGATGCTTGCTGTAAACGAAATAGGTATATACGAAGCTTTATTCGCTAGTAGGCGATTAGAAGCTCGTAAATTCAGACGTTGGTCCGCAAACTTTATGAAGAAGTTAAGAATTAGCGTTGGCCTTGAACAATACGAGGTATTAAGAATGACAGATCCCGATATCCAGGAGCAGATTGATTGGTTCCTGTATAGTTTATATTGTGATGATGAAAAGAAGATGGTGATGCCGTCTGTAACTATACAGGTCGGAGATGTTGATCAGATACCATTTTGTAAGTAGGAGGGTAAAATGGGTATATTAATATTAACATGCAATTATGCGATAACAGAAGAAAAACGTAAGGAAGTAGAAAAATCAATAAGCGAAAGTATTCGTGAATATGGTGTTGTGATTTTAGATAAAAAATTCAACAGCTATGAAATTATTGATCTTAAAAACGCGTAGGAAACAGCCTCTTTAATGAAAGAAATATTTAGGAGGTGCATAAAATGAGATTACAGAAAATGTTAGGAGTATTATGCTTATTGTTTAGTGTTGCAATTATTGCGATGGGTATCGCATTTAAGGAAGACATTACAGCAGTGGTTATTTCAATACCCTTAGGATTATGGATGATATTCTCAAAGAAGAATTTACTATCGGTAAATATTGACGACGAAGACGAAGAGTTCTAACAAGGACTCTTCTCTTTTATTTTTAGAAGGTATGAACATGAAAGAATCAAGAATGCAGCGGAATTGCGATAGATGCAGATTGAGAAAGTCACAGGAGACATATTTAGGTATTGTATTTGATTATAAAACTTGTCCATTCGTATGCGTGGAAAACAAGTTATATAATAATTTAAAACGCAAAAAGAAAGAAACGCGTTTAGCTTATTAAGAAAGGAGAAAAAATGAGTAAGTTTGTAAAAGGAGATAAGGTTGTTTTATTAAAAGATTTTGAACCGTATTTTGGAAATATTATTCCAGCCGGAACTAATGGGTTAATAGTTTCTTCGTTTTCTGGTTGCCCAACACTTTATCGAGTTAATTTTCCAGGTTATGGAAGGTATGATGTTAGGAAGGGTATTCTTAGTTTAAGATGTAAGAAAGAAGTTATTAGAAGTATATTTAAAGACGAGTACGCTTCAGAATGGGCATCTAGCACGTACAGATCAGAAGCTTTTAATATCTCCTCATCGATAAAAGATGTCTTATATAAGGATCCAGCAACTATTATATTCTGGAAAGATGGAACAAAGTCTGTTGTTGTATGCGACGGTGAAGAATATGATCCAGAAAAAGGATTCGCTATGGCTACATGCAAAAAAGTATTTGGAAATGAGGGCAACTATTATAATACTTTCAAAAAGTGGCTACCTGAAGAAACAGAATTTGAAGTGGGTAAAGTCTTTAAACTAACAAAAGAGATATATGGTTTACCGGTTGGGACTTTGGTACGTATCACAAGTATAAATAAAAAGACAGGAAAGGTCTCTTTAGTGTGCAAAAACTTCAAAGGTGAATTTATTGCAAATAAAAAGTATTTAAAACAGTTTTAAAAAAGGAGAGAAATGAAATGAAGAAAATAATGATATTTGGAGTGATAACGGTTATGTTATTAGGACTGTGCGGATGCGGTGGAGAATCAAAAGATAAGACCAAGGAAGAAAAAACTACTGAGACCGCTATAAGCTGGGATGATATGATTCCGGATTATAATAAGATATTTAAGAATGGAACAATAACAACAAAGTACGCTAATGGAACTACCAAAGATGACGTAGCTGGCGCATATTTTGTAATTGAGAATGTAACTGAGGAAGAATACGAGACTTATATTAAAGAAGCCGAAAAGATGTATCCGAATGTTATATCTCAGAGCTTTGATACAGAGGATGGAGAACCGTATGGAATGTTTTACTCAGACGACGGAAAGACAAACCATACGGTATTGATAACTCTTGAGGTGGATCCGTTTTCTGAGAAGCTTACTTGTAATATAACTTGTGAAACCTATAAAACTGAAGAAAAGAATAAGGAGACGGAGGAATGATATGGAATGATAATATATCTTTCGAAGGATTCGACAAAAAGGTTGATGACTGGTTTAAGGATAAAGAATTCGAATTAGGAGATCCTCCAATCGATGCTCAATTTGCTCTAGATTTAATTTTTAAGACTTTGGTGGACGACAAAGAACACTATTCATATCTAACAACTATGCCAGAGTCTACAGAGCAAACAAATAGTATTATGCTCGATTTGATACTTAAAAAATACAGTAGGAAATACAGAAAACACCGTAAAGAAAGAATGAAGTTAATAAGAAAGAGGCAAAGATGAGTAAACAATGTAGGCTTAATGTCGCTAAAGGTTTGTATTGTGCACATGAAAATTTGAATAAGAGGGTATTAATCGATATTTCTGATGCGCATCAGATTTGTTATTCTCGTGATTTATCTAAGAATGAAGAAAATGAATATAAAACATGCGTTGAGATTATTTGCGAAACGTATAACAAAAATGGAGGAAATGAAGATGATATTTGAAGTTGATAGAGTCAGTCAATGGAATCATTGGTGTTTTGATGAGAATAAACCCCTTGCGATGGGGCGTTTGCTAAAGAGTTCGAAATAACTAAAACAACACATAACAGGCCTGCTGTAAAAAAGAAAATAAAACGTTGGTTTATTGAGCTAAATACTCTTGAAGATTTATTAGCTTTCAAAGAGGAAAATGTTGGAGAACTTATAATTACATATTCGAACTTGGAAACGGTGGAATATCAGATAGAGATTTATGATATTCCTAGAGAATGAAATTAATAAGAAAGAGGCAAAGATGAGCAAACAATATGATTTATATTTGGAACGGCGTATATCGTTTTGTATAGGATGTGAACATAAAAACAGCTGTCATTTTAAAAAATTTGCTAAGTTAGATTCAATAGAAGATTATCAGGAAAAAATTTGGAAAGAACCGTTAAAAATCACTAAAAACAATCAGTTGGTTTCAATACCAAAACGAAAAACTAGCGGATTTATTACAATATTTCCGCAAATAATGAAAGGAGAAAGAAAATGATTAAACTTGGGCACGTTGTTCTGGCAAGTCCACAGCAGATGAAATTCGTTATTGAAGGTATGAGGAATCCCATGAATTCATGGGATAAGAGTGATAGTAATGATTGCTGTATTTATAAATGCAGAGATGATATCCATGGTTGCCCTGTTGGCGGGTTTGCTACTGGGGAAGATGATTATTCTCTTATGAAGCGTTTAGCCGAGGCTGGCACAGATCATAGAAAATTTATGAGGATGATGCCGGTATATATAAGAATCACCGCTCCTTTATATTGGTGGAAAGAATTTGATACTTATAAAATAGCTACTGTTGGTAGTAGTTGTAGTACGATGCATAAGATTCACGATAAGGAGTTTACGTTGGAGGATTTTTCGGTAGAGCACCTTGAGACTATTGCTAGATTTGACGATGATGGTGAGATACATCAACCTTATATGCTTATCAAATCAGTAATCGATTGCTTAAATGCTTGTAGAAAAGCATATTTAGAAACAAAGTCAAAGACAGATTGGTGGCAAATGATCCAGCTTCTTCCAAGTAGTTATAATCAGACTCGTAATCTTATGTTGAATTATGAGGTGCTGGCGAATATTTATAAGTCTCGGAAGGATCATAAGTTGGATGAATGGAGGGAATTCTGTAAGTGGATCAGGACGCTGCCTTACAGTGAGTTGATTACTAATGAAGAAATGAAAGTACAAGAGATAAAGAACTTGACTGATGCGGAACTCAGAGAATTATCTTTGCAGAAAAATAAGAAAGGCAACGCAACATGCGACGCTAAGATGGCGCAAAAGATATTATGGAAACATAATGGCAATGGCTTCAATACTGGTTTATGCAATTGTACATACGGGAGTAAACGTTTCGCCAGCTCGGATAGAATGAATGGTTATAAATAAGGAGGATACGAATGAAAATTGAGCAGATACATTATGGAATGGAAGTAGATTATATCACAGGTACCGGCGATCGTATTTATGTCGGAAAAATTTTTTATATTAATAACATGCTGTTTGTGTCTGAAGATATTTATATAGCAACCGTTGGGTGTATAGACGATGATGGTAATATAAAATGTTTCTCTCCATGCAGTATAGAACCTCATATAGAACCTCATATAGAATACATCACAACTGATCTCCTCGCAGAAAAACTTAATAAGCTTGAAGATATCGTAAATGATGACGAATTTATTGTAACCGTTGCTATAGAAGAGATGAGCGAGCTGACTCAGTGTCTTACTAAATATTTAAGAACAAACGACGAAAATCGTACTTATGACTTCGACCATTTACATGAAGAGTTTGCAGATGTGCTAGTTTGCATGAATCATCTTAAGTCCATATTTGGGTTCGATACACAGGAGACAAGAAAACGTATGTTAGAAAAGCTTGATAGAGCTATAGAAAGGAGCAAATAATGTTATTAAAAACACCACATATTCATGTAGAAGATGTACATGAGCTTCGCGACAATACGAGAATCGGGGAACTGGTAGAGTTCACATCTGATAAGTATGCAAGATGCGATGGATTTGGTTATCAGCCGTTTAAGGATACCAAGAAAGTTAAAGGTATAGTAACTGCTAAATATCCGAATGTGTTTGTTTTAAACGATAATCAAACATTTTCTTGGGTGGAATACATAATTGGAAAGAACGTAATATAACCGGGTTTATATTTGAAAGGAGAATAAAATGGACATCAGAAAAGAAATTGAAAATGTAGGAGGTCTTGGCGAGATCGTACAGGAAAGAAAATTTGTAGAATTTAGCTATTCAAGCCAGGATGCATTTCTCAGATTCGAAGCAATTAAACAGGCTAATAATATAATTTGTCAGGCTATTAGGCAAACCGGTGGTAATATGTCTAAAGAGCTTGTTGATGCGTATGAAGGACTTGATCAGGTTATGGAACATATTAAAATGGTTGAGCTGGATGTTATCAAGGAAGGTAGATAAAATGAATAGAGCTGAAAGAAGGCGTGCTGAGAAAAAGAAGAAAACGAGCACTAAAACATACAACATTTCAACCGATCAACTCGACGATGCGGTTAGTAAAGCCGTGGATGATGCTATTAATACTTCGATGAGGTTTATGTTTATATTACCGATTAAAGTATTGATGGATCATTATTGGCAAGATACATATGAAGAAAAGATTCCGGAATTCGCTGATATTCTTATCGACTATTACACCAAATGGCAAGATGGCGAGTACGACATGGAAGAGCTTGAGAAAGAACTTTGGGATCTTGCTGGTATTAGAATAGGAGAATATGAACGATGAGTTTGCTAGATGTTATGATACGTGCGTTCCTGCTTTTGGCGGGATCGTGCGTTTTATTATTCCTTTTGTCTGTTATATTTGGAGTTTTGTATGCGATTGATGATAAATTCAATAGCTATGCAGAGCAATATTTAAGCGAAGAAAAGGGCAAAATGACGAAAAAATAGTAAAAAATGGGAGAAAAATCATGCACAATTTTCAAAAAAATTTTGTGCACAAACACAAAAAAATTGTGTAAAATGCTATTTTTTGAGGAAATTTATGTTTTGTGAAAATTGAAAATTGTTCCGATTGATGAGATTTTTGGGAAAATACACAAAAATTTTGTGTTTGTGCACAATTTTTACACAAAAATTTTGAGAAAAAAAAGTGCTACAAACGTTGAAATTTCAACGTTTTCGGGACTTCGTGCACAAAAACACAATTTTTTTTCTAATAACCCTAAAAGAAAAATTATTAAAAATAATAATATAGAGTATATATAATACGGCAAAATTTTTGTGTTTTTGTGCACAAGGTGTATTTTCACGAAGAAAGGAGAAAAGTGTGAATGAACGATATTTATTAGAGAAATTCTACAAAATAGAAAATTACGATGAACTTAAGAGTCGTGTTGCCAGTTGCTACGGCATTTCTAATTACGAACTTCTTTTAAAGGATAAATACGGTTTTATATATTCTTACGACGATTACGATGTGACTATTAGGTGTGTTTTCAATCCGGTAATCAGCGATGAAATAGATCAGAAGTTCGAGTTTGGTTATCGTCTTTATAAGCTTATAAAGCGTAGCTACCATACACAAAAAGAATTTGCCGAAGCAACTGGACTACATGAATATCAAGTTAGTACATACACTTCAGGTAAAACTATACCTAACTTCGGAACTGTTATAAAAATTGCTAAAGCTTTAAAGTGTTCTACGAATGAACTATATTGTGCTATACCGAATGGAAAGGAGTTTAAGAATGTTTGAGATAGTTATTTATGCTTTCATAGGTTTTATATTTGTGTACGCAATAACCGATAGAGTGTGTAAATGTGTTGAACATAAATACGCTACCGAAGTTATCAAGCTGACACAAAACAAAGCGGATGAGAATGCTGAGGTTGATAAGTATATTCTTTAATCAGAGTATGAGCGCTAATTTTACAAGCGCTCTTTTTTTTCGCCATATTTTCATTCGCGTGAAAAACATGCCCTTTTATAGGAGAAAGAGTAAAAATGCGCCTTATTTTAGACGCATACTCTTTTTGTTTTTGAACGTGATCGTTTTAAGAAAGAAGGGAGGACTCTAAATGCTAGAGAACAGATTTAAAACGAAACTCGTTAAGGAGTTAAAAGATCGGTTTCCGGGATGTATAATAACCCATCTTGATCCTAACGAGATTCAGGGAATTCCAGATTTGCTTATTTTATATAAAGATAAATGGGCAGCATTGGAAGGTAAGAAGACAGCTGACGCATCAATTCGTCCGAATCAGTTATATTACGTTGATCGAATGAGTGCGATGTCGTATGCATCTTTTATATATCCTGAGAATAAGGAGCGTGTGTTAGATGAAATTTCACAGCTATTCAAATCTTGAGGGATTACATGCGTCGTTTAGCCCATCACAACCGAGTTGGTTAAGATACGATGACGACAAAGCCATTGAAGTATTTATGAATCGTAAAGCTGCTGAGATGGGGTCGAGACTTCATAAGTGGGCTAAAGATACGATCGATCTCGGAATCAAACAATCGAGATCGAAGAAAACACTTTCAGCATATGTCAATGATGCAATTGGCTATAAGATGAATACCGAAGTTGTATTATTCTATTCGCCTAGATTTTTCGGAACAGCGGACGCTATTTGTTTCAGAGATAATGTACTCAGAATACATGATTTGAAAACTGGTAAGACACCAGTACACATGGAGCAGCTTGAAATATATGCGGCTCTTTTTTGTTTGGAGTATAAAATCAAGCCTGGCGAAATAGAGATGGAACTTAGGATCTATCAGAACAATGAAATGATAGTACATAATCCTACGGCTGAAGATATTTTGCCGATTATGGATAGAATAATTCATTTGGATAAGATACTGGATAAACTCGATGAGGAGGTATAACTAATGAATCCTATTGCTGAAGAAATAAAAGAATATTTTGGATGCGGTGAAACTGGCGAAAAGTTGGCTCATTATGGTGTAGCTCGTCGATCTGGGCGATATCCTTGGGGAAGCGGAGAAGATCCTTATCAGCATGGAAGGGATTTCTTGTCTAGAGTTGATGAGCTTAAGAAGACTGGTTGGACTGAAACGCCGGAGAATATTAAGAAAGAGTTTAATCTCACCACAACACAATACAGAACAGAGAAAGCCATATGTAAAGATGAGCGAAGAATGTATGACGTGGCTAGAGCTAAATCTCTTAAGTCTGATGGTCTCGGCCCTACCGAAATAGGCAGAAAAATGGGTATAAATGAGTCGTCTGTTAGATCATTACTTAACGAAGGTTCCGAAGCTCGTATGAAAGAAGCTAGGAACGCTGCTAATTTTATTAAACAGCAAGTTGATAAAAATGGTATGGTCGATGTTGGTACTGGTGTTGAAAGAGAACTTAATATATCCAAAGAGAAACTTAATCAAGCATTATATTTGCTTGAACGAGAAGGATATCCACTTTATAAAGGTGGAATACCGCAGGCCACAAACCCTGGGCAACAGACTAACCAGCGCGTTATTTGCAAACCAGGAACAGAGCATAAAGAAATATATCAGTATGATAGAGTCCATGCGTTGAATGAAGATAAGTATATTTCAAGAGATGGTGGAAATACTTTCGAGAAAAGATTTACATATCCCGAAAGTTTGAATTCGAAGAGATTACAGATTAATTATGCTGAAGATGGCGGTATAGCTAAAGATGGCGTCGTTGAACTTAGAAGAGGGGTTCCAGATTTAAATCTAGGCGAGTCGCGATATTCTCAGGTTCGTATAATGGTTGACGGAAAGCATTATATAAAAGGCATGGCCATATATTCCGATGATCTTCCAGATGGTGTGGATGTTAGATTCAATACGAACAAAACAAAAGATACACCGTTGGAGAAGGTTCTTAAACCTATCAAAGATGATCGTGATAATCCATTCGGTTCGTTAATAAAAGATGCCGATCAAGGTGGGCAATATTGGTACGACGATCCTAAGACCGGCAAGAAGAAACTCGGTCTTATAAATAAGCGTGCCGATGAAGGAGACTGGAATGAATGGGCTGATGCATTACCGTCCCAGTTCTTATCTAAACAATCATTACCTTTGGCTAAGAAGCAGCTTGATTTAGCTAGGAAAGATAAAGTCGCAGAGTATGATGATATTTGTTCGTTAACCAACCCAACGGTTAAGAAACATTTACTTGAGAAATTTGCTGACGAATGCGATTCTTCTGCTGTAAATCTTAAAGCCGCTGCCCTTCCGGGTCAGAAGTATCATGTTATATTACCAGTGAACTCTTTGAAAGAGACTGAAGTATTTGCTCCTAATTACGAGAATGGTACTAAACTTGCTCTTATTCGGTATCCTCATGGCGGAACATTCGAGATACCTATATTAACGGTTAACAACAAGAATCAGGAAGCTAAGAAGATGATTGGTACTGATAGTATCGATGGAGTAGGCATTAACCATAAGGTTGCTGAACGATTATCAGGAGCCGACTTCGATGGCGACACAGTAATGTGCATACCAACACATGATTCTAAGGGAAAGGTTAAGATAACATCAACGCCGCCTCTTAAAGGTCTTGAAGGATTTGATCCTAAGATGGAATATCCGGAACGTCCTGGTATGAAGTATATGACTAAGAAAGGTACTCAGACTGAGATGGGTAAGATATCTAATCTCATTACTGATATGACACTTTCTGCTGATGTAAATGATGCCGATCTCGCTGCTGCTGTACGTCACAGTATGGTCGTAATCGATGCTAATAAACACAAGCTCGATTACAAGAAGAGTGAGATAGATAATAACATAGCCGCATTAAATAAGAAGTATAGAAGATACATAGATGAAAATGGCAATGAACAGGCGGGTAAAGGTGCATCCACTATCATATCCAGAGCCAAGGGCGAAGTGACTGTTGATAAGAGACAAGGTAGTCCTAAAGTTAATATTAAGGGTAAGGATTGGTATGATCCTAGCAAACCTGAGGGATCCCTGGTATATACTAAGGCCGATGATTTATATTATCCGTCCCGTAAGTATAACAAAGAGACTAAGGAAGTAACCCTACGTACTACGGATGGGGATAAGATAACTTATAACATGGACGATGCTCGTGCTAGGAATAAATATGAACCCATAGAAGTTAAGGACCCTAAGACCGGTAAAGTATATTTTACTAATAAGGACGGGAGTATATCCTATAAAGTGGAGACCCGTAAGCAGAAGAGTACCCGTATGGCAGAGACTGATGATGCCATGTCCCTGGTATCTCAAGCCAGGCACCCCATGGAAATAGAGTATGCTAAGTATGCCAATGACATGAAGGACCTGGGTAATAGGGCCCGTCTCGAGATAGAAGCTTCCGGTAAGATAGCATATTCGTCTAATGCTAAACGAGCTTACGAACCAGAAGCTAAATCGTTAATGAATAAACTTAACGAAGCAGAACTTAATCGAGGAAAAGAAAGAGCTGCCCAACGTAAGGCTAATGCTACCGTACAGGCTAAGCTCAAAGCGGATCCAACTATGGACAACGGCGATATAAAGAAGGCTAGTCAGAAGGCTTTAAGTAAAGCTAGAGATGAAGTAGGTTCTGTAGCAAGACGAGATAGAAACATAGATATAACACCTAAAGAATGGGAAGCTATTCAGGCTGGTGCTATTAGTGAATCACAACTTAAGAAGATACTTAATAATACAGACACAACTAAGATCAGAGAATTAGCAACTCCTAAAACTAAGTTAGGTCTTAGCTCTGCACAAGTTAGCAGAGCCAAAGCATTAAGTGCTTCTAATTACACTTTAGCTGAGATTGCTAGAAAGCTTGGTGTTTCAACATCAACAGTTTCTAAGTATTTGAAAGGAGCGTGATTGAATGTCTAAAGATGTAATGCTAACAACAATTGACAATCCTTTCGATCCTTTTGAAGACTTTACTTCTTGGTTTATGTTCGACATAGAGAAAGGATACAATTCTTGTGGCCGTTTAATGAGAATTGCAAAAGTTACTGATGATATGTCACAAAAAGAAT